CAGATCACACATCTGGTTCAAGATCTCCCGGACGCCAGGTCAGATCAGTCTTGACTATCTCGATCACACAGTTCTGACACACAGTTTTCAAATTACGCACAGTAACATTGTTCATGTTGCCATCCACATGATATACCAGCAACTGGGTGCCATACTTGGCTCGGAAGCTACATCTATCACAGGCAACTTTTTTCTTGTAACCCGAGCTTTTCCAGCGTGGAACTGCGGCTTTTTGCTGTAGACTTTTTCTGATACACACCGTGCATCGGCTACGATAGTATATTTTATCATAGCGATGATAGGCCACTGCACGTGGCCGTTGCTTGCAGATAGCACAGATGGGTCTCATACTGTACTTATGAGCATGGGCCTATATATAGGCCATCAACTACCAATCTTTTAGGCCCATGCCATAAATATCTATACTAGAAAAAAGGATTTTGATATGGCCCTAACATCCCCCGGCGTAGAAGTAACCATAATTGATCAGAGCAATTATGTTCCTGGCGCTACCAATTCGGTACCGTTTATTTTGTTGGCAACAGCACAGAACAAAATTTCTGGCGCTGGCGTTGGTGTAGCCTCAGGCACACTGGCTGTCAATGCAAACAAGACTTTCTTAATGACCAGTCAGCGCGACTTGTTGAGCACGTTTGGCGTGCCGTTCTTTTACAATACCACAGCAGGTACTCCGATCAACGGATACGAGCTTAATGAATATGGCCTGTTAGCCGCTTACTCGGCATTGGGCATTACCAATCAATGCTATGTGCAACGAGTAGACGTGGACTTGGCTGCCTTAACTGCCAGTCTAACTAGACCGTTGGGTGCTCCTGACAACAATACCTACTGGCTGGATACTACCAACACTGCTTGGGGAATTTTTGAGTGGAATTTGACCACTGGTGCATTTACCAATAAGGTTCCGCTGGTGATCACAGACACAGCTGATCTAGAAACTGCCAGTGTGGTGCCACTACAAAGTATTGGCAGCATAGGTGACTACGCAGTCACAACCGGTCAAACACAAACTGCCAACGTGGCTGGCGCCTTGCAAAATCCTGAATACTACAAGCGCGGTGGACCAACCAGCACACAAACAAGTTCAACCGCACTAAGTGATTTATACAACACCTGGGTTGATGTTGGTAGCGATGACTGGAAAACTGCCTGGCCCTCAATAAGCGGCACCTTGGCTCCTAGTACTCTTGTAGCAGCCAATTCAATCAGAATCAACAACACCAACACTGTAGCAGTACCAGCCTCAGCAAACAACACGCCTACCGGACTTTCTGCTGCTATCAACACTGCCAACATAGCTGGTGTTTACTCGGCTGTAATTGGCGGAGCCATGTTTGTGTATGCTGACAGCACTTCAACCGGATTTAACGGCACTGTGTCAGCAGGTGTAGCCAATGTTACCACTGGCATAGCCACATTGACATTTACCAACACAGGTAATGCTGTACCAACACCGTATGCTGTGGGCAGTACAATCACAGTAGCAGGCACAGACAGTAGTAACTATAACGGATCTTATGTGGTTACTGCATCTACAAATATTTCAGTGAGTTTTAGCTTTGATGGGGCCAACGTGGCCACAGGCAACGGCCTTATAACCAGTAGTGGCACTGTGTCCATAAACAATGTGACCGGCACACCATTAGCCTCACTGGGCATCACAGCAGGAGCATATTCAACACCAACCTATTTGGCCAACCCCAGTTATCTAAACCCAAGATGGAACAGCAGCAACAGTTTTCCGCAACCAACTGGCTCAGTATGGCAAAAGACCAACAATGTAAATCTAGGTACCAATCTTGTTGTCAAGAGATACAATGGCACACTGGGATTGTTTGTACAGCAGGCCTGTCCGGTATATGCTACCAACGAAGCAGCCTTGTATGCGCTGGATCCTGCAGGCGGTGGCTTGAATATTTCAGCCGGCAGTACCTATGCTCAAGTTGATCCATACGGCAACACCACTGGTGGCTTTATGTTGTTCAGCAGATACGTGGCTGGACCAACCAATATTACTGGCTACACAGTACCAGGAACATTTACAAGCAGTGAGACATTCACTATCAGTGCCAGCGAAAGCGGCAGCAGTGTGTTGAACACTGCCACAGCAACCTTGACAGGAACTTCAGTAGAAGACTTTATTGCGGCAGTCAGTGCTGCAGCAGTCCCTTATGTGAGTGCTTCGATAGACAGTTCAGGATTTGTAGTGTTTACACACAGCCAAGGCGGTGATATACAACTATTAGATGTCACAGGTACTCCGGTAGCAGATGCAGGCTTTGCAATTGGACAAAACATTGTGGGACTGACCTTGCTCAACGTTACTGGTCCAACACTGGTTCTCAGCAACTGGGTCAGCTATCCAACATTCAGTTATACCAGCAGTGACACAGCACCTGATCAAGATCCAGCAAATGGTACCTACTGGTACTATAGTGATCCTACACAAGTGGATATCATGATCCAGGATGGCGGAAGATGGCAAGGTTATCAGAATGTGACCAGCGACATACGTGGTTATGACCTTAGCATAACCAACGCTACCGGTCCTATTATCAGTGCCACAGCACCAACCACACAGACCGACACAGCAGAAAGTCCACTAGAACTGGGCGATCTCTGGATTGACACCAGTAATCTTGAATTGTACCCAGTGATTTATCGTTGGGAATCTGTGGACGGAGTTGAACAGTGGGTTGAAATTGACAACAGCAATCAGACCACACAGAATGGTGTGCTGTTTGCTGATGCCAGATGGGCACCAAATGGTACCACAGATCCTGTGGCCGATCCATTGCCTACCATAATCAGCTTGCTGACCAGCGATTATCTTGATCCTGATGCAGTCAGTCCAAGCCTGTATCCAGAAGGTATCCTGTTGTTTAACACTCGCAGAAGTGGGTTCAATGTGAAAACATTCCAGAGCAATTACTTCAATGCCACAGATTATCCAGCGTATCCTTGGAGTAGCACTACCACTTACAGTATCGGTAATTTGGTCACAGTGGCCAGTATAACCTACATCAGTTTGGCCGACAACAACTTTAACAACGCTGTGGGTACCAATGCATTTTGGACTCCGATTACAGTGACCAACACCTGGTTGACTGCCAGTGGCAATCGAGCAGATGGCAGTCCATACATGGGTCGTCAGGCACAACGTAGCATAATCAATCAGGCCTTGCGTGCTGGTATTGACAGCAACACCGTGATTAGAGAAGAACAAAACCAGTTTAACTTGATTGCATGCCCGGCATATCCTGAGTTGGCCCCCAATTTGGCCTTGCTCAATGCCGACCGTGGAGAAACTGCATTTGTGGTAGTAGACACTCCGTTGAGATTGACACCGCAAGAAGTTGTAACTTGGGCAACCAACAACAACGGACTGGGTGTGATCACAGGTGACGGTAATCTAAACGCTGGTGATTCTTATGCGGCTGCTTTCTATCCAAGCTGTACTACTAATGACCTTAGTGGTAACTTGGTAGTAACTGCACCAAGTCACATGATGTTGCGTACAATTATTCGCAGTGATGAAGTTAGTTTTCCATGGCTAGCACCAGCTGGCACACGACGCGGTGTAGTAGACAATGCCACACAGATTGGTTATTTGAATGCACAAACTGGTGAATTTGAACCTCTGGGTGTGAGCCAAGGCTTGCGTGATGTGTTGTATCAAAACAATGTGAATCCAATCACGTTCATTCCGGGTGTGGGTATTACCAACTTTGGTAATCATACACTGCAAGGCACAACTACAGCACTGGATCGTATCAATGTGGCCAGACTGGTAGCGTTCCTGCGTGCCAGACTAGCAGAAATTGGAAAAACATATCTGTTTGAACCAAATGACACAATTACACGCCAGCAGATAACCAATGCAATTACCAACTTGATGATCGATCTTGTGGCCAAGCGAGGTATCTATGATTACTTGGTTGTGTGCGATCTTTCAAACAACACACCAGCCAGAATTGATGCCAACGAACTGTATGTTGACATCGCAATTGAGCCAGTGAAAGCCGTGGAGTTTATCTACATACCAGTACGTATACAAAACACAGGCACTATTGGTGCAACGGTATAATGTGTCGGGACAAAAATGTCCCGGCTCATTGCCATAAATAAAAGCATAACAGGAGATTAGACAAAATGCCTTCATCATTATTAAATATGACCGTACCGTTTGGTGACGGGGGTCAGGGATTGTTGATGCCCAAACTGAAGTATCGCTTTAGAGTGAGCTTTCAGAATTTTGGAGTATCAAGCCCAGTAACTGAATTGACCAAGCAGGTGGTGGATTTTCAACGGCCAAATGTGACCTTTGACAACATTGATCTTCCTGTCTACAACAGCACAATCAAATTGGCTGGAAAATACACCTGGAATGATATCACCTGCAATCTACGTGATGACGCAGGTGGCAATGTGACCCGATTGGTTGGCGAACAACTACAGAAGCAACTGGACTTTGCTGAAATGAGTTCAGCCAGTGCCGGTAATGATTATAAATTTACCACAGTATTTGAAGTGCTCGACGGTGGTAATGGAGCCAACGTTCCAATTGCTCTTGAAACTTGGGAAATCTACGGTTGTTATCTACAAGGTGTCAACTACGGCGACATGAACTATGGCTCCAACGAAGCGGCGCAGATCGCCTTGACCATTAGATTTGACAATGCCCTACAAACCCCACCAGGATCTGGTGTTGGAGCGGCTATTGGTCGTACTCTAGGTGACGTGGCCACAGGTGTTGGTGTATAACAATCCAGATCTGACATGAATCTAGGCTCGTTTGGCCAGAACATACTACAGGGATTTGTTGGAGTCAACGGACTTCGTGATTACACCCATGCTAGTAAAACGTTCAGGAGCAACAACTATGAACTGACACCCAGGACAAAGTTCCTATTTCATTGTTATTTCAACATAAACACTGGACAAATTCCAGCGTTGGCCAAGGCGTTTGCCAACAACGATGTGGCCAGTATAGGACTCATGGTCAAAACTACAGATCTGCCCAGTTACCAGATCACCAACGAAACACTAAATCAATACAATCGCAAGAGAATTGTCCAGACCAAGATAAACTATTCTCCGGTCACGATCACCCTGCATGATGATCAAAGCGATCTCATACGCAATCTCTGGTACAACTACTATACCTATTATTACAAAGACAGCACATATGGTTATAATAATATACCCAATCAATCAGGCAGTCTAGGACCTTCTGCTACCTTGCAAAACGGGTTTGGATACGGCACACGCGACACCTACAGTGGCAGACAAAACACTGACTGGGGCTATATTGGCGAAGGCTATGCTGACACCAGTCCAGGCACAGCCTCAGGTAACAATGATGGCAAGCCCAGATTTTTCAATGATATAACCATATATGGTCTGGCACAAAAACGTTTTGCCAGTTATACCTTGATCAATCCCATCATCACAGATTGGAAAAGTGATCAATATGACTACAGTCAAGGCGCTGGAACCATGGCTCATACCTTGACTGTGGCCTACGAAACTGTGAAATATCAGAGTGGTACCATCGGTGGTTCTCAACCCAGCACCAGCGTGCCAGGATTTGCTGATCCAGCACATTACGATTCTACCAAGAGCTCGTTGTCAAGACCCGGCGGAACAAACTCAGTGTTTGGTCAAGGTGGACTCGTTGATGCATTTGCTGGTGGTGTTGAAGATCTACAAGCCTTGAGAGGTCCGCATGGTGGATTACAAAATGTTATCGGTGCAGTACAAACAGCAGGCACAGCCTACAACACATTTAAAAATTCAAATCTTGGACAGATTGCCGGAGCCGAAGCCAGAGCCGGAGCCAAAAGTGTACTACAACAAGGCCTGGCCGGCAGTGTGCGACAAGCAGTCAACGCCGGCAATGGTCAGTTTTTTCCAAAAGCACCAATCGATGATGCTACTGGGCGACGTAGTAATATTTTATCTACCGCAGGTGTGCCAACTGTGCGATCTCAGATTGGATTATGATCCATGGGTACTGTAAACTATTCTGATCCCAAAACTGATCTATCAGTTAGAATTTTTGATAGATTCTACGGATACGAAGTGAGTGTGCCGGTTGATGCCTATGATGCAGTACGCAGCTACTTTAGCAGTGTGTTCGGCACCGGGGAAGCTGCTGATAATTTTGCAGTGACCTTGTTCCGTGTGGCCGAGACCAGTGAAATTCCAGTCATGACCCTGTTGCAACAGATTCGAGGACAGACCGGTCCTGACTTGACCTTGACCTTGGCCTACTATCTGAACGGTACTAGAAGCAACAGTACCTTGTTAGGACTGAACGTGGCCACAACGCCTAACTTCTACGTGGCACACAACATCCGTAACTGAAAACTGCCATGGCCAACTTTAGACAAGGCATATACATTCCACAAAATCCACAGAAGTACGTGGGCCGCGGCAATATAAAATACAGATCTGGATGGGAAATGACTTTCATGATGTTCCTGGACAGCAACGACAACGTGCTACAATGGGCCAGCGAAAGCATTAGAATTCCTTACAGACATCCCCTAACCGGCAAGATGACCAACTATGTGCCAGACTTCCTGGTCACATATCGCGGTCCAAACAATACCACTGTGGCTGAACTGATAGAAATCAAACCCAAGAAACAAAGCCTGCTTGAAAGCAAAATGAACGACCGTGATAGAGCCATTGTGGCTGTTAACTACTGCAAATGGGATGCCGCGACCAAATGGGCCAAGGCACAAGGTCTACGTTTTCGCGTAGTGACAGAGGATGATATATTTCACCAAGGTAACAAAAAACGCGGTAAATAGGGTATGACAAAGAAATTAGAAGAGCTGTTTGAATTTGACCGACTTGAAACAGCCGAAGAATCTGATACTCCAGTTCTCACAGTAGAACAGACCCGTGCCGCTATTGTGGCAATTGATACCAACATAGACAAGATTGACCTGGCCCTGCCGGCTGTGCGTGATCTTGATGCCAGTGATCGTGAACTGGATGAACTGGCTGATCTGGCCAAACAAAGCTATCAAGACCTTAGTGATCTTGGCATGAATGTAGACTCACGTTTTGCCGCTGAACTGTTTGCAGTAGCTGGCACCATGCTGGGACATGCTCTTGTTGCCAAAACTACCAAACTGAACAAAAAACTAAAGATGATTGATCTACAGTTGAAAAAAGCCCGACTGGATCAACAGGCACCTAACACTGAACTGTTGCCCACAGCCGAAGGGCAAATACTAAGCCGCAACGATTTATTGGAACGCCTAATAGGCTCAAGAGATCAAAAAGACAAAAGTTCATAAATATCATATAGGGAAAAAAGTATGAAAAAATTTCAAGAATACCTCGCTGAATCAGAAAGAACCTACAATTATCGTATCAAGATCGTGGGCGACACTCCTCCAAATTTCTTAAAAGATATGGAAGAGAAACTCAAACAGTTTGATATCGTCAAGATCTCAGCACCCAAGACCACACCAGTGCAGGCCAAGCCTGCAGACTTTCCAGCTTTTGATAACGAGCGTGTGACACATGTGGATGTGGAGTTCCGTTATCCAGCTATTGAGCCACAGATCCAACAGATCGCACAGTTGTTGATGTTTGATCCTAACCGAATCAGAATGCTTACAACTCCATATGAAAATAGCATGGATCAAGAGCGTGCAGAAGTAGAAGCTCAAAATAAAAATCTCTTGACTGATACAGATTTTCCTGCACCAAACCGAGAACAAAAAGCCTTGTACAAAGACTACAGTGCTGAATACAACAATCATGCTGTGCTTAAAAATGCTTACCGCAGTGACTTTACTGTGGCTGGTGGCAAGACACCACCTGCACAAACCACAAACGATTTGCCAATGGGAAACAAAAGTCCAATGAGCAAGATCAAGTTACCACCTAGGCCAGCAACTGGCAACAAACCAAGAGGATAAACAATGGATAATTTTTTCTACAACCTAAACAAAAAGATGTCAGATTTGGCCAAACGCCAGGACCTGGCTGAAAGTGCTGTTACTGAACGTGACATGGGCAAACACAATAATGCCACAACTGGATTCAAGGCCTTGGCCAAGAAAGCTGGAGACAAATACGGAAGCAAAGCCGCAGGTGAACGTGTTGCTGGTGCTCAATTCCAGAAGATGAAAAAAGCTGGACAGTTGGAAGAAACCGACATGGACGAAAGTGCATTGCAAGCCTACATTGGCGATAAAAAGTATGGCCGTGATGGCATGGAAGCACTGCGTAAGGCCGGACGAGATGGTGCCAGCAAAGACAAAATGTCCAGCATCAGAAACAAATACAACAAGATGGACGAAGACGATGTAGAAGAAGGCAACCGGTTTGCTCATAATGTGCTCAAGGCCAAGGCTGCAGGAGTCAAGAAAGCCGATCTTGATGGTGACGGTGATATGGAAACAGTGCGCGAAGCTGACAAGCCAATGAGCCCTAAACAAAAATCATTTGCCAAACTGGCACCTCCCGCAGATAAAATCACTTTTGCTGACAAGATTGCTGGCGCTAAAAAAGAAGTTGATGAGATGTTGGGCGACGTAGCAGCCACAGCAATGAAAAATGCAGTTGCTCCAAGAAAGAATCAAGATGCCATGGCCGGCAAGCAAGATCTAAAAAGACCCAGCAAAGAAACTCCATTGAAGAATGTTGGCAAAGGATTGAAAGCATTTGTGCAAGGCAAAGACGAACCCATGGATGAGGAAAAGACTCAGGAGCCACGGAGCAAAGGCACAGCATTTGATCCTGATTATCAGGCTCAGGCAAAAAAAGAAAAAGAAGGAACCGGCAATTTTGACAAGAAAAAAATCAGCACTGGCACTGTTTACACTCGTCGACACAAGGATGACGAGGAAGAAGTCAAATCAGATGAACCAAAAGCCAAAGGTCGTCCAAAAGGTCCTGCCAAGGGTCCTGAGCGTGTGACAGCCAAGAGCTACAAGTACAAAGGTGGTCGTCCAGTAAAAGAAAATGACATCTCTATTGCTGACCGTGGCGAGTACGATCAAGAAGGCGACATGGCCAAGGAACAGTTACACACTATTAAATTGGCTGCAAGAGAACTGGCCAGTATTCTCAGCGACAATGAAAATTTACCAGAATGGGTACAAAGCAAAATCACCAAGGCCATGGACTATATTGACACAGCACGTGATTACATGATAGCAACCAAGGCTGATCGAGAAACAATGGCTGAACGATCGGCGCGGCCAGTGCAAAAATCTGCCAAAGGTCGCAAACCAGATTTCTTGGATATTGACGGCGACGGCGACAAAAAAGAGCCAATGAAAAAAGCAGTTGCCGACAAGAAAGAGAAAAAAGTCGCTGAAACAACCACAAGTGGTAGTGTGGCAACAGCTCCAGAAACTAAAAAATCATCAGGCAGTATGCAGTTTGGCAAAGGTGTTTATGAAGGTGCCATTGCAGAAAGCTATCAAAAGAAATTGAATACAGTGCTTGCTGAAGCCATGAATGTGACTGTGACCATGAACAATCAAGATGACGGCAATCCTACCAAGACCATAAATGTCAGTGCTGATGGAGAAGATGCTGAGAAATTGGCAGAGATTTTAAAGTTGGCTGGCCTAGGCGGCCAATCTGGTGGATGTAGCTCATGTGGTCAGGCACCATGCGGTTGCCAAACCATGGACGAAGCCTACGGTGATACAACTGCTACCATGAATAGTCCAGACTACCCAACTGATACTGAAACCATCGACGGTGACGATCCATACCTACGCAGATTCAGCGGCGGTCTAAATGGTGCCAAGTCAACTGGTCAGACCACCATTCCGGTCATTGCCGGTCAAATGCGTAGAACAAGTACCATGGAAGAAAATGTGGAACTTGAGCGCAGTTTGTTTAACACTTGGAAAACGTACAAAGGCTAATGAAAACTCTTAAAGACTACATCACAGAAAGTGAAAACTGGATGCAGACTCCTGCCGAAGGTGATAACTTTGGCATTGAATTGTCTGATGGCACCTTGATTGAATCTTATATCCTTGAGCTGGCAGATGACAGTATCCTACTTGATGCCACAGTAGATATAGTAAGTGTGTTAGAGTCCTGGAACTTGCTTAGTGAGCAGGAATCAGAAGACACAGTGATCCTGGAAACTCAGGATGACGACATGGACGAAGCCAAATACCAAGGTCGCGAAGTTCCGTTAGGAAAACCCATGAAGGGAGATGTAAAAAAATCCAAGGTGTATGTGCGAGATCCGTCAACAGGCAACATCAAAAAAGTAAACTTTGGTGATCCCAACATGCGTATCAAGAAAACCAGTCCTGCACGTAGGAAAAGTTTCAGAGCCAGACACAACTGTGCAAACCCGGGCCCTAGAACAAAGGCTCGATATTGGTCGTGCCGAGCTTGGTAATTAAAAGGAAAATAAAATGAGTGAAGCAAATGTCTCAATAGGAAATATAGCCAACGCAGTCTGGTACACAGACAAAGCAGAAATTGTCACTGGAAATACAGTAGCCTCCTACAACATCTTTGAAGTCAACGTAGCTCAGCCTGTGACTCTGGGCGGATTTGTTGTAAACGGCAATGCCGCATTGACCACTACCTATACAGGAGCCAACATTATTGGATGTGCCATAACCGGCACAGGCATAGCGGCCAATACGACCATATCAAGTCAGACCAAAAATAGTGATTCAGTCACTACCAGTTTCACACTCAGCGCCAATGCCACAGCCAATAACGGTAATGCCGCCAGCTTCTCACAGTTTACTGTGAACTTTCCTGCTCCGGGCAATATCTACAGTGCGGCTCCACAAGTGGCTGCAAGTTCAAGACAACAGATCTATGTTGGTGCTGGAAATTATCTCACAGTGACCAGCACAGGTAACACAACAACCACAAGAGAATTGGGCACAGCAAGTTCAGCCACTGCGGCAGGATAATCCAGTGAGAGCCCAAGAGTTTGTTGTTGAGCACAAAAAAGGAAAAATCACCCGGCGTTTGCAAAATGCTACAGTTGGTTTGCACACCTTTATTGACAACGAATACAAGGATCGTGTATACGAATTGAACCGCGTGATGATGGCAGTAGCCATGGCTGACGGGTCAGGTGATCCTATAGATATTGACAGCGAATCATGGGCCGGTCGTAATGATATAGCGGCTCCTTATACTGAGCTAGAAGATCGAATGATGCATCAGGCATTTAAAGCAATTGGATCCAAGCATAAAGATCTAAATCGTGGCGACACAAGCAGCCAAGAACATCCATCAGTTCACATTGCCAGTCCTGTACAGGCATTCAAAGGTTACCCTAGATGAGAGCACGAGAGTTTATCACTGAAGAACAACGGTTGCCGCCCGAGCAAGCGGACCCAATGCGTCAAACTTTTCTACTTCCTGGCTTGAGTTCTGATGCACCATATCAAACTTATAGATTTGGCATGGCCATGGCCCGTGCCAGGAGCAATGCAATCAAGGACAATATAAATCCTTATATGTTGTCTTGGAATCAAGAAGAAGTCTTTGGCAATCATGCTGTAGTAGCCGGTATAGACAGTAATGTAGATCCCATCATAGATCAAGCATTACAAATGACTCAGACTCCAGGCGGAAAACAATTGATAGGCGATGCCCACAGTCATGAACCTCCTGGCATTGACACAACCAGTCCTGTTACAGCATTCAAAGGCTATCCAAGGTAAATATTGGATGAAAAAACTACTCCTACTTTTACTGATTGTTCCTGCTCTAGTCACAGCACAACCCCGACAACGTCCTGGAGTAACATACGATGCAGTTATTACTCGAGTAATCGACGGTGACACCGTGGCTTTTCAAGCCTCCTTTCTACCAGCACCACTCAAAAAAGAACTCAGCATTAGAGTTTTTGGCGTAGACACTCCTGAAAAAGGATTCCGCGCCCAGTGTGAAAGTGAAAAGCAACGAGGAGAAGCGGCATCGGCATTTACAAAACAAGCCATTGCTCAGGCAACTCAACGGCAGATTGTGCTGATTGACTGGGACAAATATGGCGGTCGTGTGCTAGGAGATGTGCTGTTAAACGGACAGAGCCTACGTCAAATGCTTATTGCCAACGGTTTTGCACGTGAATATTACGGCGAAGCAAAGCAAAGCTGGTGTAATTAGACTAAATAAGGGTGTAGTTCGCGGAAGTGGAATTCCCAACTACTCTAACGCTTATAAGGAGCAATCAGCGTGGATATTTACCACTACACTTATCAAATCACAAACAAGATCAATGGCCATATCTATGTTGGCGTAAGGCAATCGAAAGTTATTCCAACCGACGATACCAGCTATATGGGATCAGGCAATGCTATTAAAGCTGCTATCTTAAAATATGGAATACAGAACTTTGAAAAAACTATCATTTCACTTTACGAGAGTAGAGAAGAAGCATTAGTTGCCGAAGCCGCAATAGTAATTTTAGAGTTCGTTCAAAGAAAAGACACATATAATCTAAAACTTGGAGGTAAAGGTGGTTCCTTGAAAGGAAGACCTGTTTCAGACAAAACTAGGCAAAAAATATCCAAAGCTAATACAGGAAAATATATGCCACCTTTTTCTGAAGAGCATAAACGAAAAATGTCTGAGTCTATGAAAGGAAGGTCCACTCATAACAAAGGAAAATCCCCATCTGAAGAAACTAAAAGAAAAATGTCAGAGTCTGGAAAAAGACGAAACCCTATGTCTGAGGAAACCCGACAAAAATTATCCAAGGTAGGAAAAGGAAGACCTCATTCTGAAGAACATAAACGAAAAATATCTGAATCGAAACAAGGAAATCGCAGAAAGCCATTTTCAGAAGAGCATAAGAAAAAAATATCAGAAGCTCATAAGAAAAAATTATTATCCGCAGTAAGCACCGAGGCATAATTACAGTATGACCAACTTCTATTGCGCAGCCCCCTGGCGGGGCTTGCATATCAACCCGCGCGGTGATGTAAAAACCTGCTGTGCTGGCAATCCCAACATGCTGGGCAATCTCAATACACAAACCATTGAACAGATACTTAATAGTTCGCTTATGGCCAAAATCCGCACCAGTCTGGCACAGGGCAAACCGCATGACTACTGTTCTAATTGTGTGAGAGCAGAAAGATTTGGTGCTGACAGCGAACGGCAATGGCACAACAATGTGAATCCTGGCTTTGACTATGCCACAGCCGGAGATCAATACCACTATCCTGTGATTGTAGATGTACGCTGGAACACCACTTGTAATCTGAGTTGTAACTACTGTGGCGAAGCATGCAGTAGCAAATGGGCCGCAATCAAAGGTATTCCATTCAAGTCCGGAGCAAGACCTTATTACGATGCAGTATGTGATTTTATTGCTGAACATTACGAACACATACATGAAGTGGCCTTGGTTGGTGGCGAACCTTTGTTGTTGCCAGAAAACGAACGTCTGCTAGATGTCATACCCCAGGATGCCATAGTTACACTGATTACTAATCTCAGTGTTGATTTAGAAAACAATAAAATTTTTAAAAAGCTATGCAATAGATCCCGGGTAGGCTGGAGTATGAGTTTTGACAACACAGGTGATCGACTGGAATATGTCAGACACGGAGCCAAATGGGATCAAATACAGCAAAACTTGTCCACTATCAAAGGACTTATGAAGTCGCAAGGCCAATGGGGCGGCATACATGCAGTATACAATATTTACAATGCCACACGCATTTGTGAGTTGCGTGAGTTTGCTGAACAAACCGGAACCACTGTGCTATGGCAAAACTTGTTTCAACCCGAATATCTTGATCCGTTTTTGCATGGACCCAGAGTTGCGCTAGAGGCCATTGCCGAGATTGAACGTTTTTATGCCATGAACATTGCAACACCCGCAGAAAAATCATTCTTTGATCAGGCCTTGACCAATTATCATGCTGTGACCCAAGCCAGAAACGGCATTGAACACCAGTTTGCACAACATATTCAACGGATTGAAACCCAATATCACCCTGCCACACAAGGACAGTTTGCCCGATTGTGGCCTGAACTGGCAACGCTATGACAATCTTAAAGAGCCCTACATTTTGTTCTGCACCCTGGACCAGTTTAAATATTGATCAAACTGGTCGAGTAAGTCCTTGCTTTCACTGCCGTAGTGTGGTAGGCAATATCAAAGAGACGTCTATTCAAGAAGTTATCCATGGACCTGCATTAACAAGCATGCGCGAACACATGGCTCGTGGAGAATGGTACCCAGGATGTAGCTGGTGCAAAGAACTTGAAGAAACCACAGGCGTCAGTGGGCGTACAGTTCGATCTGCAAGCGAGCAAACTTTGAAAGCTATCGAGCATGATCCAGTTGATTATTTTGAACTACAACACATTGTGGTCAACTGGAGCAATTTGTGCAATCTTGCCTGTACCTATTGCAATCCCGATACCAGTACAGCCTGGCAAAGCATCAAGGGTATTCCTATTAACCATGTCAAAAACGAACATCCAGATTTAATTGAATTGATTCAAACACAAGGACACACTGTAAAAGGGCTGGCATTGGGTGGTGGTGAACCGCTTTTGCAAAAAGGTCTCGTGGATTTTTTGCAATATCTTGTGCCCGAGCAGGTGCAAGTGTTGGTTACGACTAATCTCAGCATTGACATTACCAACAACCCCATATACAATGAACTACGCACCTGGCCAGGAGTACAGTGGCAAATCAGTTTTGACAATGTCAACAAAGATAAATTTGAATATGTCCGACATGGTGCCACGTGGGAAACTTTTGTTGACAATATTAAAATCATGAAACAGCATGGGCAACGTGTAGTGGCACATCCTGCATATAGCATATATTGTGCTATGGATTTGGTTGAGTATTATGAATTTTGTATTGCGTACCAACTTGATTTATTCTGGTGCGAACTGATACATCCACAACATCTGGATGTAAGACGCTATTCAGAGTCAATACGACAACAAGCCATTGCGGAAATTGATCGAGTGGTGGAAAAATACAGTGATCATAAGAATCTGGCCATAGACACCTTGAAACGTTACCGTATGACCCTGGTAGACAATAGTTATCTTTATAAATTTCCAGAGTTTAACCCTCCACAGTTTCATGAAACAAAGGAACGAGAACTAAAAACAGCGCATACATTTGCACAACTATGGCCAGAACTGGAAAATCAAATATGACAAACAATACTACTGAATCATCGGGCTTTGCAATTGAAATGGCCAACCCTAGTCAAGCAAGTTTAAAAGCAACTCAGCTGGACATTCCAGAACATAGTGGAAAACATCACGTCAATCAAACGCTAGAGTGGCTACCCACTGATACTAAAGAAAACTATGAAAAACTAATACAGGATCCAGAGCATCGTGCCTATTTTTCAGAACAAGGGTGGGATCAGCCTGGCGCAATCACTTATCGATTTAATAGTCACGGATTCCGTGCTGATGAATTTGATGGCGGCCCATATATGGTTGCTCTAGGATGTAGTTACACCATAGGGATTGGTCTACCCAATTCAGTGACCTGGCCTCAACAGACAGCCACAGCTATGGGACTTAAATGTGCCAACCTGGCATGGGGAGGATACAGTGCAGATTCTTGTTATCGCCTGGCTGAGTATTGGATTCCTGAACTCCGACCCAAATATGTATGCATGCTGGTACCACCCAGTCATAGAGTAGAAGTGCTTTTGGATGCTGGGGATCCATTGGTAATGCCTCACCAGTCTCTATTTGAAATTTTTATGCCACAAAATAAAAGTCAACTGTACAATCCCAATGATCATTATCTCAAACATTGGTTTTTAAATGATGAAAATGCCATGGTAAACCAGCGTAAGAATATTCGAGCTATATATCAATTGTGTGCAGAATTTGATATACCATGTACCATATTAGATGCTGTCGAACACATGTGTTGGAGTCGCGAAGAAATTGGCTATGCTAGAGATTTTTTACACGGTGGTCCCAGGATTCATAAAATACTTGCAGAAAAATTTGTAAATGCCTACACCAAATAACACTGAAAGTGTACTGGTCAAAGCACCATACCGTCGCACAGTATTCACGGAACAGCAATTGGCCGAGTTTATCGCCTGTGCTGATCCTGAGACTGGTCCAGAGTATTTCATGGATAACTTCTTTCATATACAACATCCTACTCGAGGAAAAATGTTGTATCATCCGTTTGAATATCAAAAACGCCTGATCCACACCTATCACAACTACAGATTCAGCATCAGCATGATGCCCAGGCAAACTGGTAAAAGTACCAGTGCTGCTGGGTACCTGTTATGGATGGCCATGTTTCACCCAGATTCAACCATCCTGATCGCCGCACACAAGTACACTGGCTCACAGGAGATCATGCAACGTATCCGTTATGCTTATGAACTGTGCCCAGATCATATTAGAGCTGGAGTGACCAGCTACAACAAAGGTAACCTAGACTTTGAAAACGGATCAAGAATAGTATCAACTACCACAACTGAAAACACTGGCCGGGGTATGAGTATATCACTCTTGTACTGTGACGAGTTTGCGTTTGTGCGACCCACTATAGCTAAAGAATTTTGGACATCCATAAGCCCTACCTTGGCAACTGGTGGTAAGGCAATTATTACAAGTACACCAAACAGTGATGAAGATCAATTTGCCCTGCTTTGGAAGGGTGCTAACAAGTGTGAAGATAGCTATGGTAATCCTACAGAAATGGGCGTGAATGGATTCCGAGCATATCGCAGTTACTGGAATGAACATCCTGATCGTGATGAGACCTGGGCCTCGGAACAACGGGCACAACTGGGCGACGATCGATTCAGACGTGAAATGGGCTGTGAATTTTTAATCTTTGATGAGACCTTGATTGCACCAGCCAAACTGGTTGAAATGACTGGCTCAGAACCCACTCACATGATGGGACAGGTACGCTGGTATCAAACACCCAAGAAAGATAGAATCTACACAGTTGCTCTAGATCCCAGTCTGGGCACCGGCGGAGACAATGCAGCCATACAGGTATTTGAAGCCAACACCACCGAACAGATTGCTGAATGGAAACACAATCGCACACCTATACCCGAACAGATCCGGTTGTTGGCGTCTATATGTAATCACCTAAACGAAACTGTACAAAATCCAGAAAGCATATACTACAGCGTGGAAAACAATACCATTGGTGAAGCGGCCTTGATCAGTATAAATCAGTATGGCGAAGAAAATATCAAAGGATACTTTTTGTCCGACCGAAGCAATAACAGTTACCGGAAAGGGTTTAACACCACAAACAAGAGCAAACTCACTGCCTGTAGCAAGTTAAAAACTCTGATTGAAACGGGCAAAATGAAAGTACGCAGTAGATCTTTGATCAGCGAGCTCAAAACCTTTGTAGCAAGTGGACTGGGATATGCAGCCAAAGTGGGCGAATCAGATGATTTGGTCATGAGTACAATCCTGGCAGTAAGAATGATGCAACAGTTACAGGGCTATCACCCAGAAATGGACAAACAGTTGCGAGATTTTGCTGATACCTACATACCTCCTATGCCGTTCATAGCAACCATGCGCTAAATACAACACCATGGCAAAAGAAACCACAGAAAAGAAACTCTACGATCTACTAGCAACCAGAGATTACGAAAACTTCCAGGCCCTAGATAGTCGCACTGGAAAAGTACCCACCAACCCACAAACCGGTGCGCAAGATGTCAGCCAGGCTGATATGTTTGTGTTTGACTGGAGTAGCAGCCGCGGCAAACATTATGGCACCGCAGTTATATTGCTAACTCCTCAACACGAACTAGAACTGTACTTTGGTGACAACCTGGGCAAGACCATGGAAGATCCCGACGACAAAAACGAATGGTTTGCGTTCATGGAGCAACTGAGACATTTTGCCACAAGAACAAACTTCAACGGATTTAGACCCTTGAACATCAATCAGCTTAGACACAGCCTACAAGGCCAGGCTGCAATCAAGGAAGGCCTATTTGAAAGCTGGCAAGGTCGTAAAAACATGAGCTGGAGTGCTGGTCCTACAGAAGCTAGATTAATGATCAAACACAAACGTAACCTGGACGAAACAGATGCTAGACATTTGTATATTGAAAGCCTGTTTATTGAAACAGCCGAAGGTGAGCGTTACAAATTACCATTTAACAAACTGACAGGTGGCCGTGCCATGCTGGAGCATGTGCGCCAAGGTGGCAGACCCTACGACATCCGTGGACAGCATATAACTGACATAGTAGAAGAACTCAACGTGCTGGGTCGCTTTGAACGAAGTGTTGCCAGAGAAACTGTACTAGAAGGCGATACTGCCCAGTTGGTATCAGAAGCCGCTGTGTATCGCAAAACGCTAAAAGAAAATCTTAAAAGACTAGGAACCGGTCGTGGATATGCCACTTACTTTGAATCATGGAATCCGGTAGAACTGACCGAACAGGATGTGGTGATTGAAAGTTTAAAACACATGTTTGTCAAACAGACATTAGACGCAAGGATTGAGCAGGCACTGCCCGTGTTAGCTCGTATACAACAACAAGGAAACGCTATGAAAGAAGCTAACATATTTGAAGCCTGGGCTGAACGCCTGGTAGAAGGAACCTGGAGCACTCCAGATTCTCCAGAAGCCCAACAAAAATTATTGGACTTGATGAGTAAGGAATTGCCAGTGGGTGCTGATGCTACCAACGCCACTGAGCAGTTGTATGACTTGTTGGGCGATGACAAATTGTTTGATTTACTAGAATCTTTAGCCCAACAAGATCCCAATGCTGACTGCCGTCAGGTGATACTGGACCGCATGCAAGAACTCAGCGACAATCCTGATGTGCGTGAGGTGCTTGAACAGTTGAACATTGATGCTGATGCCACAATGAATCCTCCAGAAAGCATGCCTGCTGATCTAGGTGACGAGGAACAAGCCATGGCTGAAGGATCAGATCACAGCCTTAAAAAAGTTTTTGATCGATATGCCAGACATCTTCCAGCTTCACGTGGTGATACTTCCGATGTCGATCAAATGATGCGTAGTAGTAAAATTTTGAAAGATATTACAAAATACGTAAGAGATAACTACGGCGAAGATGCGGTAGACAACATGGAACGTTACGCCAATCGGCAACCTGGCGTGACTGAAGATGCAGTCAGATCTCTACGCAGAGCCGCTGGCCTAACCGAAGGTCGCATGCTGGACGAAGATAAATCAAAACTTGATCATATCCTGGATCGTTTCAAATATGAAGTTCGCAACTTTGAACAAGGTGGCGATTTAGACGACGATTTATATGATGCCTTGTTTGACTACTATATGGACACTGGTGACATGCCGTATGGCACAGCCAAGGCACGTGATGGCGATCCATATGAATGGGTAGCACAGAACCTAGAAAGCCATTTACGTGGCGGTGGTATCATTGGTGGTGTTCCTGATGAAGACTACGGTCTTGAGCGTGAAAGTGCAGGCGACTATGCACCAGAAGAAATCCGTTCCGCACACAGCGTGGATGGTGGCATGGACAATTCAATCTTGTACGATGACTCCACTTGTAACATGACCGAAGCTGGTGAAGCATGTCCAGTACACGGTGTCCAAGAGTGCTGGGGATCTATGGCCAATGAAGGAGAATTGGGCACAGCCGTTGGTGCTGGCCTTGGAGGCACATTTGGTGGACTTCCTGGGGCTGCTATCGGTGGTACAGCCGGGCACCTTTTAACCAAAGACGAAACTGACGAAGGCACCAATTCGGATAACATAAAAAATTCAGCAGTTGGTGGACTTGCATGGGGAGCTGGAGCCACAGCCGCACAGGCCGCACTCAGTGCATTGGAAGAAAAATCACCCTTAGCTGGCCAGTATGGTCACTCGGGCAAGATGAAGGAAGTGGATAAAGACACCAGTTTCTTGGATCGCCTAAAAACACTTTCTGGAATGAAATAGTCATAAATACTCTTGCAATAAAAAGTAGTGCATGCTATAATAACACATGCGCCCGACAGGCAACCCAAATAAAAAAAGTAATTTAACCAGTTTTGTAGCAAACACAATCAGTGATGTGTATAATAACACTGTAGGCAACCATTTAAGGCAACTTAAATCAATCATATTAAATCAACTCGGAAAGGCAACATAATATGGCATCCTTAGCAGAAATCAGAGCAAGACTAGCAGCATCAGAAAACAAACCAGGCAGTGGTGGATCCGGCGGCGATGGATCAATTTATCCACACTGGAACATGGAAGAAGGTCAGTCGGCCACACTACGCTTCCTACCAGACGGCAACACTAAAAACACATTCTTTTGGGCAGAACGGGCCATGATCCGATTGCCATTCAATGGCGTCAAAGGTGAGATGGAATCCAAACAAGTTTTTGTACAAGTACCTTGCGTGGAAATGTGGGGAGACACTTGTCCAGTACTTACCGAAGTAAGAACCTGGTTCAAGGACAAGAGCCTGGAAGATATGGGTCGTAAGTATTGGAAGAAACGCAGTTACATTTTCCAAGGCTTTGTGCGTGAGAATCCCTTGCACGATGACAAGACACCGGCCAACCCAATCCGTAGATTTATCATTGGTCCTCAGATCTTTACCATTATCAAAGGTGCCTTGATGGATCCAGAATTAGAAGAATTGCCAACAGACCTGTTGCGTGGCCTGGACTTCCGTATTACCAAAGGCGCCAAAGGTGGCTTTGCTGACTACAACAGCAGTAAGTGGAGCAGAAAAGAAAGTGCCTTGACTGAAGTGGAACAGGCGGCCATTGCTGAACACGGCTTGTATGATCTTGGATCGTTCTTGCCCAAGAAGCCAACTGACGTTGAACTCAAGATTGTCAAAGAAATGTTTGAAGCAAGTGTTGATGGTCAGAGTTATGACACCGAGCGTTGGGGTACTTACTTCAGACCAGCAGGTGTATCTGCTCCAGCAGGCGCAACTCCAGCAGTGGAAACTGATGAAGATGCTCCGGCACCAGTGGCTAAACCAGCACCGGTTGCGACCAGCAACTTTGATGACGATGAACCAGCAGTGGCCACAGCACCAGTTGCGGCAAAAGCATCCACAGACAAGGCTCAAGATATCTTGGCCATGATCCGTAGCCGTCAAAAAGCGTAACTTAAAATAGTCCAGGTGCTCTGCATCTGGACTTGACTATTATACAAAAATGAAATTTTCTTTGGTGTTCGATAACTCCGGCGATATTATACCTTTTGAAGTTCTATACAATCACGAATTGTTTGAGTTTTTTGTAGATAAATCAAACAAAGAAGGACAAAACAGTTTTTCAAATCGGCAAGTGTTGTTTCGAGATCTTGATAAAAAAATTACACATTTGCATTGGGCTATTTCAAAGATCAATGAAGTGTTGTATTTTTTAACGGGCAAGTCATTGGATCAACATAACAATTTAGAAAATTATTTGAACCAAGATTTCTTAAATAAGACACATTGTGATTGGGTTTTTTCTCAGGCAAATACTGTTGATATTGATAGTCTTAGATTTAGTAACGATTCAAATTTGGCCAGAATTGGTAATCAGTTACATGACATGTATCCAGATCACATACGCATTGTAAAAGTGGCTGCTGTACTAGAAAAGTTAGGATATATATATCCATATGAAGAAGTAAACATAGGAGTACACAGGTTGGAAAATTCTTTCATCAAAACAAATTTAGAATTCAGTGCCGACAACAAATGGGAAGTGTTTCCAAATCCATTTCAGGATTCAATGGTTTCTAATAATAACGTAGTAAATTTTTCTTTTGGATACACTTATGTGGGTAGGCAATACTATAACAAGTTTCTATATTTTGATAATGATTTGAAATACCAAGACCATTACAATTATGAAACCTTGGAATTTTCATTCCAGATAAATTTACAACAACCACAGACGATAGCGTACAGTCCTGAATCAGTTGCGTGGGCAGAAAAAAATAATATTCCGTTAATTGCTGAACAATTACCTATAGCCAATATATCAAATTTGACAGAAAATTTATTTGAGTATAGAAAACTTTTATATCGTAATTCTCGAGATAACAACCGAGCAACGCTTGTTTTAAATTAATACACGAAAGAGAGAATATAACATGGGAAAACCATTTGACGTAAGTAAATTTAGAAGAGACATCACCAAAAGTATCGATGGTCTCAGTATTGGATTTAATGATCCCACAGACTGGATCAGCACAGGCAACTTTGCCTTGAACTATTTGATCAGCGGAGACTTCAACAGGGGTATTCCGCTGGGCAAAGTAACTGTGTTTGCTGGCGAGTCAGGTGCGGGCAAGAGTTACATCTGTTCAGGCAACATAGTCAAGAACGCACAGGATCAGGGCATCTTTGTGATCCTGGTCGATACAGAAAATGCGCTAGACGAAGATTGGCTCAAGCGATTGAACGTGGACACCAGTGAAGAAAAACTGCTCAAGCTAAACATGAGCATGATTGATGATGTGGCCAAAGCCATTAGCACATTCATGAGCGACTACAAGGCCCTGCCAGATGGCGAGCGAATGAAAGTGTTATGGGTAATCGACAGCCTAGGCATGATGCTGACACCCACAGATGTAAATCAATTTGATGCAGGTGAAATGAAAGGTGACCTGGGTCGTAAGCCTAAAGCACTCACAGCCCTGGTGCGTAACTGTGTCAACATGTTTGGTAGTTACAATGTTGGATTAGTGTGCACCAACCATACCTATGCCAGTCAAGACATGTTTGATCCAGATGACAAGATATCAGGCGGACAAGGATTTATCTATGCGTCAAGTATTGTAGTTGCCATGAAGAAAATGAAACTCAAAGAAGACGAAGATGGCAACAAGATCTCCGAAGTCATGGGTATCCGTGCCGGTTGTAAGGTAATGAAAACACGTTATGCCAAGCCGTTTGAAGGCATGCAGGTCAAGATTCCATACGAAACAGGAATGAATCCTTACTCAGGCCTAACTGACTTGGCCGAGAAAAAAGGCCTGTTAAAGAAAGATGGTAATAGACTGATGTTTGTTACTAGCGATGGCGAAATCATCAAACAGTTCCGCAAGGCCTGGGAATCAAACGAAGCTGGCTGTCTCGACAAGGTCATGGCAGACTTTGTAAATCAGAAAGAAACGGTAAGTACAGAAGAAACTGCAACGGAGGAATAACAATGAGCATTGAACTAAGTCGAGAAATTTGGAGTGAATTAAAACGCTATATCAACACAGTTGATCGTGATGAAGCTGCTGAGACACTAGTAGCTGTGTTAATTGACAACGATGGTGCCGCAGACGAAATTAAATCGGTCTTCAAGACTGATCCAGACATCAAACGTGCCTTGGCCAGTTATCTCAAAGATCATGCTGATGACGAAGATGATGACGAGGATCTACACGACGATGAGGATGATCCATACAGCGATCAGTACTGATGTGGTATAGTCGAGTAGTAGCAGATCTCTCTGCGATTCCTGATTTCATAAGCTATTATGAACAGGAATTGCTGTCAGCTAAAAAAGAATGTCATGTGGGCGGCTTGGTTGAAAAAAACATAACCAACTTGCCCGGCATCACTGAACACAGATTTAATCAACTGCAAGAGATCGAAGCGGTACTGAATCTTCTCAACATACAGTTGAGAAAGATCCGTCGCAAGCACTTCCAAAAGTATCTGGAAGGATATGCCAGGGCATTGACTGCTCGAGACGCTGAAAAGTATGTGGATGGCGAAGACGAAGTAATTGACTTTGAAACACTAATCAATGAAGTGGCATTGTTACGCAACAAATTCCTGGGCATCATCAAGGCATTCGAAAGCAAGAATTTTATGCTAGGGCATGTGGTACGCCTTAGAGCCGCTGGGATGGAAGATATCCAGGTATGATCGTGTAGTTCAAATTCAAACAGAAGCCCTACTAAGTGGGGTTTTTTTATGGTTGACCCCAAATGCTTTTTAGCTTATAATAGCTTTATGAAATCAAGTGCTGTAGACCTAGCGTTTACGGAGTGTTGTTTTTATGCAACACTCAAAAAACAGTAGAATACAGTGGTTGACCCAAAATACGCCATTTGTTATAATAGTAGTATAGTAACTAAACAGGAGCAGAAAATTGAGTAAAGTCAATATTAAAAACGGAACATACCGTAACCAACCCGTAAGGGACGTAGCATTTACCCTGGTAAAAGGTTTACAAACCGGTACCCGAGGTAGTTTTGTAACAGTGGACAGTGATGGCTATTTTGGTCCAGATCATGATGTAGTCCGCGTCAAGGTAGACAGTATCGAAGATGTAGAGTTTGTAGGAGGAGACACAGCAACAGCCGTTCCAGTAGTTAAAACAGTCGCTCCAGTGGAGACTGACGACGAAGTAATGGCCCGTATCGGCGAACGCTTCGATATCTTGGATCAAATGACCAAGGCCACCATTGCTGGCGATGTTAGAGCAATGATCGTGGTTGGGCCTCCTGGAGTAGGCAAGAGTTACGGTGTAGAAAAACAACTAGAACAGTCAGGTCTTTTTGACAAGTTAGCTGGACGTAGAATCAAGTATGAAATTATCAAGGGTGCAATGACTCCAATCGGCCTGTACTGTACCTTGTACAAGAGTTCGGATCCGTGTAATGTGCTGGTATTTGATGACTGTGATAGTGTATTCCAAGATGACTTGAGCTTGAACATTCTCAAGGCGGCCCTGGATTCAGGCAAGAAGCGTAGAATCTACTGGAACAGCGATAGTGCCATGCTAAGACGTGAAGGTGTTCCTGACTGTTTTGACTTCAAGGGTGCCTGTATCTTTATCACCAACTTGCAGTTCCAGAATCTCAAAAGCAAGAAGCTACAAGACCACTTGGCGGCCTTACAGAGTCGGTGTCACTTTCTTGATCTTACTTTGAACACACAACGTGACCGTTTCTTGCGTATCAAACAGATCTTCCGCAAGGGCGACCTGTTCCAGGACTATGATTTTACACCTGAACAAGGTGAAGAGATCTTGGCATTCATGGACCAGAACAAGAATCGCCTGAGAGAAATGAGCCTGCGCATGGCACTCAAGATTGCAGACTTGACCAAGGTTAGTGCAACCAACTGGAAGGCACTTGCGGCATCAACATGTATGAACAATGCATAAACAGTAGCTCCTGGACAGTATTAATACTGTCCATTTTACACAGGCACTTAGGTGCCTGTTTTTTTAATATTAGCAAAAGGCTTCAATAAATAACTTATGAAATTATTGTTTTCAAACAATGAAGCTATTGATTTTCACATAGACGATAGTCCTTTGGGACTAATGTATCAAAAAATTTATAAGAATCTTTCAAAAGTGCCAATTCCGTGGCGACCATGGGACAATCCTTGTTACAAGGAAAATTTAACTTACTCAGAAATGGTCGATCACTTGGTGCATTATGCACAAAACTTATCAATTGATATTGATACCGCAAAATGTATCAACCGTGACCAAGACTATTTTAATAGCATACACAAAATTTACGAAGACAATTATAACGGTAATCCAGTCTGGCTAGACTTTCATGAACATATTCATTTGTGCGAGTACTATAACTATCCACCTAAGGAATTTTTGTGCATAGATTATCGAGAAAAATCTGGATTGTTAGAAAAACCCATGGATCCAATTTGGTTACTTAATACCACAACAAAAATTTGTGCTGGAGACATATACGTGCGATGGGCCGAGTTAGGCAAAACTCCTTACCACTATTGGGAAAATAACGAACCCAATGACCTGCAACGGATGTGTCAATTGGCCAAACCGTGGTTAAAACTTAGACCAAACATACATATAGCACTTAAAGATATAGATACATTGAAAGATATACAGTGTAACAACTTTGCAACCTGGTGGAAAACTTATCAAACCGGGTGGACAGCACACTGGAATATATCCAAGTGGACTATTGACGATATTTTTGGAGTCAGTGTATTCGGAAAAACAACTCAGACTGCTTTATTAAAAAAGCAATTAAAAAATAATTTGATTCCAACCAAGATTACCCTGTAATGACCTGGCCAGTAATTATTAAAGATGGACCCGACAGAAATCAAACTTTAGCAACCATAAAGTTTGACACGTTTGGTAACAACACCAACCAGCAAATTTTTATTTGCAAAGAGTGGACAGAAGGATTTACCTGGGTCAAACAACAAGGCCACACTCAGGCTCTTTTTGTCAAAAGCGGAACCATAATCACTGATTGGGTACAATGGAAACAACTAGTTGATCAGTATCCACACTATGGTTTGATTGCTCATTTAATTTGGCACCCAGAGCAACTGTTATATCTTGACGACCAATGTTGGTTCATGAATATCAACAATTTTGAAGTTGATGATTTTACACTTACAAAAGTTAATCATCCCTTACCGGTAAGAAGTGACCAGAATTTGCACGACGATTACACACCATTGTGGGTTAGGCCGAGCGTGAATCAAACTGAATATCTTGTTACTAATTTTGGGCAAGGATTGATAGCTCGTCAATTACAAAATAATCGACCTATTGTAAATTGGAATAATTCTGCTAGAGATTTGAAATCATACCTCTACAACAGACCACTAGACTTATCTAAATTTCAAGACTACAAAGATATTGCTGAAAATCAATTATGGATTTTCAATAATGAGCCTATTGTAGTGGTCAAAAAAGCTAACATAGTGTCACCAGGGTCAGGATTGTCTTGGATACTAAACTGTTTAGATCCTGCCACAACTGAAATACAAATAGTCGATATAAGCAACATACAGATTAAATTTTGCCAGGCGTTGTGGAATACGTGGACAGGTGTTGACTATGGAAATTTTGTTTGGAATTTTATTGAAGAAAATAAACTTGTACATTATGAATTAGACAACCCTGATTTAACTCCATTGGAGAGACTAAAGTTAAAAGGAAAAACAAAATTTATAGAATATGTCAATGATAGATTTAACACCATTGTCGATAAAAATTTTGAAGCCCAGTGGTTGATAGCAAAACAAACAAAACAAGTTAATTTTTGTAATGATAATTTAATCAACTGGGTATTGGTCAATGACACCGATAAGTATGATAACATATGGTGTTCAAACATACTAGAATATAAATGGACACTTTTACATACCACTGTTGAACAGTATAACATATTTCAAGAAAAAATATGCAAAAGCAAAAAATAAGCCAGTTAATGGCTAAAAAATATATTGAATATCAATATCAATTGCCTGAATACAATTCAATGGCAGACTTTAATTGGATACAATCTTGGTCAGGACTACCATGGTTGCCGTTAACTTTATCAATCCCGCATGAATCTATTTTGGCAGAAATTAAAAATATAGAACCATTACTGTCAATACATCGTGATGACTATGGTGAGCATTTTGGGTGGAAGAGTTTTTGCATTCATGGTAAAGCATATAACGCCACTAGAGAAACTGAATACTACGCAGACCATCGCCCATACAACTGGACACAAGAAGCACAAACACTTATGCCTGCAACTGTTGACTATTTTAAAACACAATGGCCAGGCGATCAATTTGGGAGATTACGTGTTATGCTTTTAGAGCCCGGGGGGTATGTAAGCATTCATCAAGACTACACAACCCCAGGGCTAACTGCAATTAATATTGCTATAACTCAACCTATTGGTTGTAATTTTGTTATGGAGAAAAAAGGAACTGTGCCGTTTGCTCCAGGTACAGCTTTTTGGTTGGATATTTCCAATAATCATACCGTTTTTAATAATAGTGATCAAAATCGTTGGCATATTATTGTCCATCAAAATATTAAAAATCTAAAATTTCAAGAAGAGGTTGTAAAATCTTACAATACAATGTATAATAATTACAATGAGAACAGCCACAATAATCATACGAGATGAAGTCAACGTCAAGATAGAAGGCTTAGAACTTGATGCTCGCCGTGCCCTGGTTAACGCATTCAAGTATGATGTTCCGGGTGCTAGATATCTTCCTGCTGTTAGACTAGGCAGGTGGGATGGCAAGGTCAGTTACTTCCAGTTAGGCGGTAGCAGTTATGTAAACCTACTGCCCGAGATCATTCCTATCTTGGAAAAGTTCAATTATGATATTGAACTGGATGACCAAAGAGAGTACAGCACCACATTTGAATTTTCTGAAGTGACAGAAAGCACATTCAGTCACATTGCCTGGGGCAAGGGTCATCCGTTAGAAGGTCAACCCATGGTCATGCGTGACTACCAAGTGGAAGTGATCAATCGCTTCCTGGCCAATCCACAATGCATACAAGAAATAGCAACCGGCGCTGGTAAAACAGTAATCACAGCTGCCTTGAGCAATGCCGTGGCACCGCATGGACGTACGATCATCATTGTTCCAAATAAAAGCCTGGTAACACAAACAGAACGAGACTACATCAACATGCAACAGGATGTGGGTGTGTTTTTTGGAGACCGCAAGGAGTGGGGTCGCCAGCATACCATCTGTACTTGGCAAAGTTTAAATGTGCTATTAAAAAACACCAAGAACAGCGTGGGCGATGTCACCATACAAGAGTTCTTGGAAGATGTAGTATGTGTCATTGTTGATGAAGTACACATGGCCAAGGCCGACGCATTAAAGACCTTGTTAACTGGTGTCATGAGCCGTGTGCCATTGCGCTGGGGACTCACAGGAACTGTGCCCAAGGAACCCTACGAATTCCAAGCACTCAAATGCAGTCTCGGCCCGGTTATCAATCAGCTCAGTGCCAGCGAACTACAGGACCGTGGTGTACTGGCACAATGCCATGTAAATGTGGTGCAGTTGGTAGACCATGCTGAGTTTACCAACTATCAAAGTGAATTAAAGTTCTTGTTAGAAGAACCCGATCGACTCAAGACCATGGCTGGATTAATAGCACAGGTCAACGCCACAGGCAATACCTTGGTGTTAGTAGACCGTGTGGCCGCAGGACATGCCTTGGCTGAACTGCTAGGCGAAGCGGCAGTATTTGTATCAGGAGCAACCAAAGCAAAGGCCAGACAGGATGAATACGATGAGATTAGCGTCAGTAGTGGTAAGATTATTATTGCTACCTATGGCATTGCTGCTGTTGGTATTAATATTCCTAGGATATTCAATCTTGTGCTTATTGAACCGGGCAAATCCTTTGTCAGGGTTATACAGTCGATCGGGCGGGGCATTCGCAAGGCCGAAGACAAAGACCACGTGGAAATCTGGGACGTGACCAGCACTTGCAAGTTTGCAAAAAGACACCTGACCAAACGCAAAGTATTTTATAAGGAAGCCAACTATCCATTCACACAAGAAAAGCTGGAATGGAAATGACAACTGTGTACTCGTTAGGGTGCAGTTTCATGAGTTCAGACACTCGTTGGCCTGAGCAACCCAGTTTCCTAGATCAGTATGCTGACTATCGTGGGTGGCAACATGTGAGTCTAGCCAGACCTGGAGCCACCAACTTGTGCATACATCTGCAGATAGAACGTGCCATACAGGATCATGCCGATTATGTCATAATAGGTGCAACCAGCAGTGACCGTATTGACGTCGCAGGCAACGCCTACAGTCAAAACTTGCCCATTAGATTAGATCTGATACACTATGCCAACTATCATGCTGCCAGCGAACAGTGGGTCGATCACACACAGGCCTGTATCATAAGTGATACACTCAACAACGTAATCGAGCACAGCTATACGGATTTAGATGTTACAACAAAAAACACCGTCAAGCAATACCTACGTGATGTACACAACTTTGATATAGAAGATCGACGAAACTACTACATCATTCGGGACGGACTACGCGAACTTGAGCGGGCTGGCATTCCGTATTTGTTCATTCCAGGCCCGTTGTTTTATTTTGATTGGTCAGGATTCTCAGTCTGGCAAGGCACACAACCCTGGGACATGCCCGACGGAGTTGGAACCAGAATAATCAATCATAATCCACCCAGCGCACACAAGAAGTTTTTTGATCTTGTTGTGCAACAAACAGCCGAATGGGCTTGACTTTTACCTTTAATTACTATAATATACAACTATGCGGATCCTTACCTTAGACAACAATACAGCATTTGATCTTGACCATCTTCCAGAAGAAGTAGATGATATGAGATTTGCCATCCTGGACAATTCAAACCCACAAGATCCAGACTATCATTACATACCCTTGATCTTTCTGGAGAGTTTTACTGCGCCAGCTTTGGTATTGAGAATAGGTAACAACAAGATACGCATGCCTGTAGACTGGCAGATCTTGATTGGAGAACCCGATCTGGGCGATCTCGAAGTGTTGCCACTCACTGCAATCAATGATCGAGGATTCAAGGCATTCCAGTTCAATCCACTTACCAGCTTCCGTCCTAGCTTTTTGGATATTGAAATTGTGGATGTGTATCAAGAGATGTCCTGGTATGCTCCTAAATTAAAAAATGGACAGATGTTGTGTGTGCCAGTCACCGAAGGAGATCGACCTGACTGTGTGTATTTTGTCAAAGACATCAGTCGTAACTGTGAAATTGTAGATTATAACAAGGCTTGGTAATATGGGTACCCTTACACCCGGAGCAACATACATATACGAACGCAATGGTGATATTGTGTATGCCAGAGAGTTGGGAGCAGATCCCAGCACAAGAAAAGAGATAGGTTGGGATTATGATCCTAGCAATCCCGACCATCTTGAACGTCAAGAACGACTGAATTCTCTTAGAGATGACCAGTTATGGCACAAAATTAGGCTAGCGGCACGGAACAATGTCACACTACAAGATGCATTGGATCGTGTGATAGAACTATATCATTTGAGCAAAGACGATGGACAAACTTAGTATAGGCAATGAAATGGCACAGTTTGATTCAAAGAATCGACAGTTCTTTGATGAGCTCTCTGATGAAGAACGCAAAAAGTTCAGCCCATTTCTCATGATACGCTACGGCAGTTCAGTATCGGGCAATCGAGACCTGCAGGAGTTTTACTTGATTGCTACAAACGAACGCCTGAACAAAAAGTTCTTTGCTGTGAATACCGCCCAGCATAAAAAACTACAGTGGTTGATGGCCACCACAGTAAGTCCAGGACTGGGTAACTTTAGACACAACTGGATCGCACCTAAAAAGAAAGAACCCGGTGCAGGCAGCATGCGTAAACAGTTGATGGAACTGTTTCCACACTTGAAAGATGACGAAATAGATCTATTGTCGCAGATAACTACTAAAAAAGAACTTGACGCACACTTACGAGAACTCGGCCAGGACAAATCAAAATAGCATGAAGTATACCTGTCAGTACTGCAAGAAAGACTTTGTGAAAGAAGCAAGCCTGTCAGTACATAGTTGCGAACCACGTCGTCGTAGGCAAGAGCAAAATGAAGCTGGAGTGAGATTGGGATTCCAGGCCTATATCAAGTTCTATGAACTCACACAAGGATCTGCACGTCTTAAAACATTTGATAACTTTGCTGACAGTCCGTATTACCGAGCATTTGTGCGGTTTGGAAGATATTGTGTAGATATCCGTGCCGTCAATCCGGCCAGATTTGTTGAATGGGTACTCAAACAAAACAAAAAAATTGATCATTGGTGTCGAGACACTGTGTACACTGAATACTTGATTGCATATTTACAAGTGGAAAATGTCAATGACGCTCTAGCTCGTGCCATGGAGTTTGGCCTAGACTGGAATGAGAAGACTGGCAACCCACCTGAACATTGTTTACGTTATGGCAATACCAACAGCATGGTGTATGCTGTCACAACTGGTCGAGTCAGTCCATGGGTGATCTACAACAGTGATTCAGGACAGAAATTCCTAAGCGAACTAGATGCCAGCCAAGTGGCCATGGTATGGCCCTACATTGATGCAGACATATGGCAAAAGAAATTTAAGGACTATCCAGCAGACCAAGAGTATGCTAGAGATATATTACAAAAGGCAGGTTGGTAATGAGCGCAGATATTGATTTGGACTTTGCTGACAGAGACACAGTACTACGACTCGTAAAGGCTACTCCCGCACATCAAGTACACCAAGGACAGATACGCCGACACAATTCTGGTGTGTATGTCACAGACATACCGTATGATCCCATCAACCAGTGTGCGGCTATAGATTATGAAACAGCAGAAACACGTGGATACTTCAAGATAGATCTCTTAAACATGACAGTGTATCAGTTGATTAAAAATCCTGAACACTATCAGACCATGTTGGATCAAGAACCTGATTGGACACGTCTATGGACAGATTCTACGTGGGCTAGTCAATTGGCCCATGTGGGCAATTACACACAGTTATTAAACGCTATGCGTCCTGATAGTATACCAAGGATGGCCGCATTTATCAGTATAATCAGGCCCGGCAAAGCACATTTACAAAATCGTCCGTGGGCAGAAGTGTTTGAAACTGTTTGGGATGGTGATGATTCTAAAGGGTTTGTGTTTAAAAAGGCTCATGCTGTTGGCTATGCGGCCTTGGTAGCACTACACATGAACTTGCTCAGTCAAGACGTCGTACCAGCGTAATCGATTTACGTTTGGATTTTTTACGGGCCATTTCAAGCAAGCTGCAAACGGGTCCATGTAGCACAGCTAAATCTTTGTTGATAAAAGTGCGCAGACAAGGTCTGAACTGATCCCATTCTGTTTTGAGGAATATGTTGATGGGTATGGTCCTGTTGCTTTCCCACCACCAAACATTGGCTAGTTCTAAGAAACGACGTTTATCTTCTAGATCTTGTATGCTACCAAAGTCATAAATCGTAGTCACAATTTCGTCTTGATTTTGTATGATTCCCACATATTCTGTAGTAGCATAAACACAGAGGGAGATAAAAGGGTACTTGTCAGCCAGTTGGGCAAAGATATCATTACCCATAAATATTATATAATAAATTGATCACGAGATATTTACCAAAAATGAATCCAACCCAAACGAATGAGTCACCGGATGACACCGCCGCTAAATAGTATGTATGTACTCAACCACCCTATATCTGTACCAACAAATAACCCAGGTCCTGAGCATAGACACCGGCGCTGGTTCCACATTCACCTACAGGTATAATCCCGTGTACGCCAAAGTCCTAACCATAAACAAAGGCATCGACAATGTGTTGCTGTTTGAGTTTATCAATCAAAATGAAAAACCGGTCAATATCACTGGCAGTAGTTTTGTGTTCCGTGTGATCAACACTGAAGGAACCACTGTATTGCTAGAAGAGCCCTTGGTTGCACTCAATGCTGCCACAGGCCGGGCCAAGGTCACTTTGTTGACCAGTCAGTTGTTGACAGTGCTTGCTCAACCAGCCTTTTATAGTATAACTAGAGCCAGTGGAAACTTGATAGAACCAGTATTTGTTGATGCCCAGTCGGGCGGTCGTGCACCTCTTAACATAGTGGACAGTGTGTTGCCACAGTATGTGCCCAGTGCTCCACTTACTATACCCACAGTCAAGCTCTCGGCACAAGGATCAGCAGATGGCACCAGTTTTGGAAACGCCGGCGGAGACTATTATTGGAATGGTAACCCCAACGGAGCCAACTATTTTAACAGTTTTGCTCTTACCGAATACTACAGCAGTTTTATTACACCCAGACAAGGCATTACTACCATACAAATGACCCTGGATGGCTATACAGGCACAATCAAGGCACAGGCAGCTGCTGACTACGAAAGTGTACCGTACAACGTGACCGAAAGTACTACCTATCTCAATGAGACCAGTACCATTTATCTCAATGTGATTGGTTGGCATCCACTATTGCGAGTATGTTTCAACAACAGTATCTTTGCTGTGCCTGGTGGTCAAGGCATACCGGCACAGGCCACTGCCATCTGTGAAGACGGTGTAGTGACCAGTATCAACGTTATCAATGCTGGTAACGGTTATTTGGCTCCGCCCCGGATCAGCATTGTGGGCGAAGGTGCCGGTGCCACTGCTACTGCCACCATAGGTGGCGATGGCGAAATAGCAAGTATCACAGTGACTGACGGCGGATCTGGTTATTGGTTTGCACCCAATGCCGGAATCAACACACCTTATTATCCGGTGCCTGCCAACAACCAAGGTGCCGCAGTGGTGATCAGCACTGGCTATGTAGTGGACCTTTTCTATAGGTAAATGCAAAAAATCGTGCTATAATAAAGCATGATTGATGTGATCGCTTTCTTACCTGGCAAACGCAAACAAACCAGTAGTGGTTGGATTTCAGTAAATGCACCTTGTTGTGTACATCGTGGAGAATCAGCTGACCGACGATTGCGTGGCGGCATAAAAAATACAGATACAGGCTGGAATTGGCATTGTTTCAATTGTGGATACACCGCCAGTTTTGTACTTGGGCGCACACTCACCTTCAAGGCCCGCAAGTTATTGTCATGGTTGAATGTGCCACAAGAAGAAATTGAACGTATCAATCTTGAAAGCCTTAGACATAAAAACATCGAAGGCATACTGAACGAACGACAACAGGCTGTTCGACCAGTTGAGATAGAATTTGAAGAATGCGATTTACCAGCCGACACTGAGGAACTGACAGACACAGCCCGAGCATATTTGACCAACCGCGGTATCATGTTAGACTATCCATACCTGTCCAAGCGAGGAACAAGACCTGGCATTGTTGTGCCATTTACCCACGATAATCAGATAGTTGGACACACTACAAGATTTTTAGATGATAGAACACCCAAATATATCCAGGACATACAGCCAGGATATGTGTTTGGCACAGACCTACAACGTAACAATTGGCAATCAGTGATTGTTGTAGAAGGAGTATTTGATGCACTCAGCGTCAACGGTGTGGCTGTGCTACACGCAGACATAAATGATGCACAGGTCAGATTGATAAGAAGTCTTGAACGAGAAATAGTTGTTGTGCCAGATCAAGATGTACCGGGCATGCGATTGGTAGAACGTGCAGTTGAACTAGGTTGGTCAGTCAGCATGCCCGAATGGCCAGCGGGAATCAAAGATGTGAATGATGCAGTAATTTGTATGGGAAGGTTGGCCACTTTGCTAACTATAATGCGATACAAAGAAACCAGTCGAATTAAAATAGAACTAAGGAAAAAACAACTTGTTAAAAGATTACGGACTTGATGTCCAACGCTTATTCTTAGAAATGATGTTGCAGGACGCAGAGAGTTATGTGCGTGTACAAAACATTTACAATCCAGAAAACTTTGATCGCAGTCTAAGACCAGCAGCCGAGTTTATTGCTAAACACAGCAATGACCATAAAACTCTACCTTCTGCGGAACAGATATCTGCAACAACAGGGGTTAAACTACAACACATTCCTGATCTCAATGCAGGACACTTTGATTGGTTCATGGAAGAGTTTGAAGCATTTACTCGACGCCAAGAACTGGAACGTGCCATCCTTAAGAGTGCAGACCTATTAGAAAAAGGTGAGTATGATCCGGTGGAAAAACTGATCAAGGATGCAGTGCAGATCAGCTTGACCAAGGACATGGGCACAGACTACTGGGCTGATCCAAGAGCCCGAATAGACAAGTATTTTAACAGTGGCGGACAAGTTTCAACAGGCTGGCCACAGATGGATCGTATCTTGTATGGCGGATTCAGTCGCGGAGAACTTAATATTTTTGCTGGTGGATCTGGATCGGGCAAGAGTCTTGTCATGATGAATATAGCATTGAGTTGGCTACAGGCCGGTCTAAGTGGTGTGTATATCAGTCTAGAATTAAGCGAAGAACTTTGTGCGTTGAGAACTGATGCCATGTTGGCTGGAATGAGCACAAAAGAAATACGCAAAGACATCGACCAAACAGAACTTAAAGTTAAATTGGTTAGTAAGAAAGCTGGACAGTATAGAATCAAGGCCATACCAGCGCAGAGCAACATCAACGACATCCGTAGTTATATCAAAGAAGTGCAGGTACAGACCGGAATTCGAGTAGACTTTGTGATGTGTGATTACCTAGATTTATTAATGCCGGTCAGTGCCAAGGTAAGCCCAAATGACCTGTTTGTCAAAGACAAGTATGTGAGTGAAGAACTACGAAACTTGGCCAAGGAACTCAATGTGTTGTTTGTGACTGCGTCGCAGTTGAATCGTAGTGCAGTAGAAGAAGTTGAGTTTGATCATAGTCATATTAGTGGCGGTATCAGCAAGATTAATACTGCGGACAATGTGTTTGGTATTTTTACAAGCAGAGCTATGAAAGAGCGTGGCAAGTACCAGATACAATGCATGAAGTCAAGAAGCAGTACTGGTGTGGGCATGAAGATTGATCTAGACTACAATATTGAAACCATGCGGATTACCGACCCAGGCGATGATGAGCAGACCAGTAGTGGGTTTAAAAAGCCCAACATCTACGAAAGCATCAAGGCACAAAGCAGAGTTACTCCGACAGAAACTGTAGATCAGACTACTGGTGAAATCAGCAAGATTAATGCTGATGTGCAAAATGCCAAACTAAAACAATTACTAGGACAGATTAAAACCGGCTGATTCAGGACCAATTAGTTTAAAAACCCACTAAATAATACAAAGGTCCTGACCCGTATGCAAAAGAAAACCCGTAGTATTCTCGAAGAATTAGAAACCTTGTACGCCGAGCGTGATCAGCGTCATGTGATCGAAAATCGTGCCGCAAACATCATTGCCAGTGCCATACGCCTGCTTGAGCAAATAGATAGTAGTTACACAGCTGAACAGGCTGAAAACCTACAGCGCAAGTTGATCAATGCTATCAAACTGAGAGATCCTGCTAAATTTACAAGAACAGTGAGACGTACTGATGCAAATACATGAACTAACACAGCCCAAAAAATCTAAATTGGATGAAGTTGATTTTGTTGGTCCTGACAGTGTGTTTGCACAGGCCAAATCTGCTATACAGACCCGCGGCCGATCACTAATCGATCCACAAGCAGCCAAGGATGCTCAACAAGCCAGATACCAGGCTGATATTGCAAACAGCCTGGCACAAGGTAAAGCAGCTGGACTTGATAAAAAGCCCACTCTGAATTCAGCATTGATTAAATTAAAAGCAAATCCTGCAGCCACGCAGTATGTTGCTGGAATAGTGGCCAAGTGGCCCAGTGTAAGTAGCATGGGTGGCACGTTAACACAAACAACCACTGGTCAGATAAACAAAGCCAATCCAAATAATCCCAATGTTGAGTTGGATTATTATAAGCGCAATCCACCAAAGACTCAACCGGCTCAGCCTGCTCCAACTACTCCTGTTGCAGGCACACCAGCAACAGCACCCGTCGCTGATAAAGCAGCAAAGAATAAAGCAGATGCTGCTCAACGCAATGCTGACATAGAAAAAACAAAACAAGCAAATGCCGTAAAAAATCAACAAGATGCTGCTATCAAAGCAGCCGCTGACGCAGCCAAGGCCAAACCTGGATTTCAACAAACAGCCGCTGACAAACTAGCTATCAAATCCGCTAACACTAGAGGTATACGTGAAGATAACGCACAGGCATTTCAAGACACGACACAGAAACTTGGTCAAACATTCAAAGATGGAGAACGTGTATTGAATCCAAACGATGAACAGGTCAAGGCAAAAATTAAAGCCTGGATCGATAGCCAACTATAAGGCTGAACAGGATGGGCTTGAAGGACTAAAAGGATTTGGCGAACAAATAGGAATCTATCTAGATAGCATGGTCCAAGATCACAACAACATACCTGCACAACAAAAAACTCTAGAAAGTCTTGTGTCCTTGGTTGTGGCTGCCAACCACTTGGTTGATTTTGAACGGCGTATAGGAGCCGGAAACAATTTACGCTATCAGGCTCGGCAAGGTACACAGGCTCAACCGGTCCAGACTGGATTGACCCCTGCTCAATTACAGAAGCTAAATGCTCAGGCTGCACAAGCTGGTGGGCCCGATCCCCAAAAAACTGGAAACGACTTCTGGGACAATCTAATAATACAAGCACTAGGATCAAGATAATGAAGATTTTTGAAGGTGGCAACGTATTCAAAGATGCCGACGGTCGTGCGCTCACACAACGCATCAATCAGGCCGATGTCAAACCTACTCTGGCCTGGCTAGAACAACTGGTTCCTGGCCTGGATCTACTGAACAACACACTGGGCAGTACTGGTATCAAGGACACATCGGGTGATCTAGATATCGCCGTGGATGCCAATAAAGTTACCAAAGAACAACTGCAACAAAGACTGGAGCAATGGGCTATCAGCCACGGCTTCAAACCACAAGAATGGGTCAGGAAGTCGGGCACAGCGGTGCATTTCAAAACACCCATCACAGGCAGACCCGACCGCGGCTATGTGCAAACTGATTTTATGTTGATGAACAATGTGCCATGGTCCAAGTTTGTGCTAGGTGCCATGCCAGTAGACAGCCAGTTCAAAGGCCGTGAGCGTAATGTGTTAATGAACAGTCTGGCCAAAAGTATGGGTTACAAACTGAATCAAATAGCTGGTATAGCCGATCGTGACACAAACAAAATAATCACTGACGATCCTGATCGAGTGGCCAAATTGCTCCTGAACAAAACTGCCACACGCCAAGACTTGGCCAGTGTAGAAAGCATAGTACAGGCATTGAGCCGAGACCCCCAACGTGATGCCAAGTTGGCTGACTTTCGGGCACACCTGGAACGTGAAGGCATTCCATTCATGGAAAGTGCCGTGGTCAATCCTTATCAAGCGTACGACGAAGTAAACTTCCTGGCTAGACTACGAGATCGTATAGTCAATCAAGGCATGCAGATCATTGTAGAAGCCGAAGTACAAGGAGGACGTGCCAAGGGCATTGAACATCTAGAAGACTATGTGTTCCGTAACGGTAGTGCAGGTATTAAAAAAGCCATGGACATAGTAAAGAACACGGCAGAGAACACTGGTGCCACTACCACAGTCAAGTGGGATGGCAAACCAGCATTAGTATTTGGTCGTGATCCAGCAGGAACTTTTGTCTTGACTGATGTGTCTGGGTTTACAGCCAAAGGCTACAATGGCCTGTTTACCAGTCCACGTCAAGCAATTGGATTGTTAGCACAGCGCGATCAAGATGCAGCCGCCAAAGGCAAGCCAGCTGGGCGTGTGGAATATCTTGGTCCCATATATGAAAAATTATGGCCTTTATTAAGTGCCGCATTACCCAAAACATTCCGTGGCTATGTACAAGGTGATTTGTTATACACCGACCGGCCCCCTGAGGATGCTGGCAATTTTGTGTTTACTCCTAATGCTATTACCTATAGGATCCCTATTGCCAGCGACGTAGGACAACGTATAGGCAATAGTGAAGTTGGCATCGCCATGCATACCCGGTACGATGAACCTGGTTCGCCAAAAGAACCAATCGGTAATGTTGATTTCAAACGTGTTCCAGGACTGTTGTTACTAGAACCTGTGTATGCCAAAGAAAATGTACGACCAAATAGAAACTTGGTACAAGCTCTTAGAGACGTATACAAAACATCAGGATCGGCCATAGATGGCCTATTCAATCCAACAGAACTACGAGCCTTGCAAATCACTGACTTGCCTAAACTGTGCATTGATTATATCAACAGTAGGGTTGGTGCTGACTTTGATAACTTGATCGCCGGCTTTGGACCTTGGCTACAAAGCACACAAAGTCCAAGAAAGTTTGCCAACATTGTAGAATATCTACAAAGTCCACGTAGCAATCTAGAAGGCATGGCCGCGGCATTTGAAGCCTGGGCCTTGCTACACGACATCAAGATGGACATATTACGCCAGCTGGATCTACAACATCCAGGACAAGAAGGCTGGGTAATGGCCACAGCAGGTGGCATGGCCAAGGCTGTGAACCGACTGGCAGGTGGATTCACCAGCGCCAACCGTGCCATAAACAATCCAGATCAACTGCCTACACCGTGATTTTCTCTCCAGATCATAAATAATAGTAGGACCTTAGAGTCCATACATAAAGGAGATTCAAAATGGCATTCATAACCGTAGTTTCCGGTGGCGCACAACCGGTATTCGCAACAGACGTACTCAATGGTAATCCAGCACAAACAGCCAACATGGCTAACGCTGCAGTTACCAACTTCCAAGGTCCTAAATTAGACTTTTTTGCTTTGGTAGCTAACACAGCTTTAACTGGCACAGTTGGTAATGCAGGTGGATACGTTAGTAACGTTCTACAAGCAATCCAGCAAACAGCTACAGTAGCTATGTATCAAATTAGTGGTGCACAAAATGCAACCATCAACTTGGCAGTGTATCCAGTTGCTGCTTACACAACCTCAACTTTGGTTGCTGCTGCTCAAACAGCCAATGCAAGTGGTGGTGTAAACATTGGTATTCCAACTGCTAACGTAAGCGCAACTGCAAGCTTCATCACTCAAGGTACATTCTACGTTTAATTGAGTTGATAGCACGACTTTCGTCGTTGATCAACCCCAGATTAAAAACCTGGGGTTTTTCTTTGGCATTAAATATACACTCGATGCTACACACTAATCAATGAGATTCTCCTGCACCACTTTGTTTGATATCACTGCCACCGGCGTCACTGGACACTTTAAATCGTCGCGAATACCTTTTGAAGATCGTGCTGGCAATACCATACTGGATGTTGCAGATTGGAATAGATCCAGGAACCAACAACGCAACTGGGAAACAGTAAATCAAATTATTGGCATGCGAACACAGGTCGATTCGACCATGCCGCAACGCCAAGGTTCCAGTTGGAGTTTTGAATTTGAAACAGAAACTCCTGGAGCATATGGCACTGATACTGATCCTGTGGCAGTATTGTACAGCGATGCAGCGGGTGTTCCCATGCTGACTGATCTGGATAACCGTCAAGACTTGGCATCAGTACTGGTAACGTCTGGACCCGAACAAAACATCTGGTTCAGTCCAATCACGGTAAATAAGTGAACTAGGAAAAAGCCATGAGTGGAACCACAGAAATTGAAAAAAAGAGCCTGGAAGCACATGTTGAATTGTGTGCCGAAAGATACAATGCCTTGGAAGACCGCATAGACAATGTGGATAGCAAAATCTCCAGTCTGGCTACCGTGGTCCGCGAAGTGCATGACATGATACAACACATGGGCAACAAGCAAACAGATCGGTTGATTGCCTGGGGAATTGGTATTATTGGTTCATTAGTGGCCACTATTGCCTGGTTGGTAGCACACTACGTTATTAAATGAATACAGAACAAGAATTTGACCGGATTTTCCGACAGGAATTCCGAGGCCTGATGGACCAGATGATTTTCCAAAATGACAATGGTGAATACGAAGCATTTGGCCGTTACGTTATACAACCAGGACCCACAGGATACAGGGTATCTTGCGCCGCAACTGATGTGGGTGTGTTTACCAATACTCGTCATGCACTAAGTTGGTGTATAGCCGACAAAAATCAATCATACGCATTGGCACGAGATCTATTCAATCTAGATCAAAAATTAGGATATATCACCGACGACATAGCCGTAAGAGCCGCTATTGGCGACCGTAGCACCCGACCGCAGTTCCGTGAAGATATCGAAATCAAGCTGGAAGGTAAGATAATACTGAAAAAACAACTTGAACTGGCGTTGGCCAAATGTGTCAATCAGGCTAAATATTATCAACAACGAGGATTAGACAATGAAACTGCAAGAACTGGCCGCAAGCCCAACAAAACAAGCCGCTAAGGTATTTGAAAGTTATTTTGGTGGTCGTATACGCCTGAATACCATCAGTCGTCGACAAACTCGCGATTTGCTTGGCCGTGTACGTGGCCTAGTAAAAGAGCATCGCAAGACTCCAGAATTTCATCAGAGTGAAAAGAATCCCACCTATTTAAAATTGATCATGCTTGAGCAAGTGTTGACCAAGAAGATGCACGAAGAGATTGCTGGTGGAGCCACAGTGCCCATGGGTCAGCCCACTAACGGAACTCCTAGCACTACCCCTACTACCAATCCTGCACAAGCCGAACAGGCACGCAAAAAAGCATTGACTGATCAAATTGCAGCCACTACCAAACAGATAGAAGAATTAAACAAGCGTAAAACTCAGTTGTCACAGGCCATGAACAATCCTGCAGCCATGGCGGCCATGGAAAATCGCAAGCACAATCGTTTATATCGTCGCCTACAAGAAAGTGAAATTCAGCAGGCACAGGTAGTATTGGCCGCCCAGGACATGGTTGACCGTGTTCAAAAGATGTTGGAAGATGTGACCAGCATGCAGTTCAAAGATTTACCTGCATTAGCTGATCAAGTCAAAAATGAAGTTGGTGTTGAACAGTCTGCACAATTCAACGCTGATGCCACTGCCGCATTGGGTGGGCTGGTACAAAATTTACAGGCCAGCAAACAACAACTAGAACAGGCTCTTGGTGTAGTAACTGGCCAAGGCAGTGGTGCCCCTCCAGCCATGGATGCACTGGCTGGCGCAGAATTACCAGACGATGGTCAAATGCCTGCTCCAGATTCTGACAATGACACAGCTGATCTTGAGGCCGATCTTGACATTGATGCCAACCTAGAAACACCCCCAGCAGCGTTGGGTCGTGGTCGTAGATAATGCGTTTCCGTGAAATTTGTGAGTCTGCTGATGCCAGCACACAAAAATTATTGGCCTTGAGTCAATTTTTATCTGGTCGGGCCGATGATGAAAATGCTCGAAAAGAAATCAGCACAGAAGCATTTATGCAAGCGGCAAACAGTCTTGGCATTGAAGTAAATCCACAAAACTTGCCTGAATATATTGCCAAAAACCCGCTCAAAGATATTCTTGAACCGTTTGATCCAAACAGTGGTGTGATCAGATTCCGTGGCAATACCAACGGTGACACAGGCATGCCAGTTGATCAAGCCAGAGCTATTGTAGACAAAAACGCCAAAGCAGCCTTGAACCGCCGCACCTAATCCATTGACTTTGTGTCATAAGTATCATATACTTGTAAAAAATACTATAGGAAACTGACATGGCATATTCTGAAGCAGTGATTAGACATTATGAAAATCCGTCTAATGTAGGCAAAATGGACTCGTCTGATATTGATGTAGGCACAGGGCTTGTAGGAGCTCCAGCATGCGGAGACGTGTTGCGTTTACAGATCAAAGTAGAAGATGGGATTATCACAGATGCAAAGTTTAAAACGTATGGCTGTGGTTCGGCGATTGCGTCGAGTTCGCTTATCACCGAGTGGGTTAAAGGCAAAACTCTGGATCAAGCAGGAGAAATCAAGAACAGTCAGATCGCCCAGGAACTTGCGCTACCACCTGTCAAGATCCATTGTAGCATCCTTGCGGAAGATGCCATAAAAGCTGCCATAGCAGATTACAGAGAAAAGCATTGATCCACGTCACACCCAAAGCCGCAGGTAAAATTGCTACCAGCCTTGACCGTAGAGGCCACGGCATTGGTATAAGACTTGGAGTAAGAACTACCGGTTGCTCGGGCTTGGCCTATGTGTTAGAATACGTAGACGGCACAGCAGAATCTGATATTGTATTTGAATCAGAAGGTTTTAAAATTGTAGTAGATCCCAAAGACTTTCCTATCCTGGATGAACTGCTGGTAGACTATGTTCGTGCAGGCCTTAATGAAGGCTTTGAATTTGTCAATCCTCAAGAAAAAGATCGTTGCGGTTGCGGCGAATCATTCAGAATATAAAACGTGTTTAATCCAAAATTTGATTACAAACCCATACCCAGGGAAACAGTAGACGGCCGTAGACTGTACGCCACACCAGATGGCAAAAAATTGCCCAGCGTGACCACAATACTAGAAGCTACCAAGCCTGAAGAAAAAAAGCAGGCTCTGCAAAACTGGCGTAACCGTGTGGGACATGCGCAGGCACAGGCCATCACCACAGAAGCAGCCAATCGTGGAACCAGAATGCACAAGTATCTGGAAGACTATACCAAGACCGGGCAGATTGCCGAAGCCGGTAGTAATCCTTACAGCCGACAAAGTCATGTCATGGCACAGACCGTGATTGATCATGGACTGTGTAATGTTACAGAATTTTGGGGCTATGAAGTTCCCTTGTATTTTCCAGGAATCTATGCAGGAACCACAGATGCCGCTGGGGTGCATCTCAATGAACAAAGCATCTTGGACTACAAACAGACCAACAAGCCCAAACGGCGCGACTGGATCGATGATTATTTCCTACAGTTATGCGCTTACGCCGAAGCACACAATGAAGTACATGGTACCACAATCCAAAAAGGTGTGGTTTTGATGTGCGTCAAACCTGAAATGGACGATTCCGGCAACATTGTTGGACAGCCTGAATATCAAGAATTTGTAATATCCGGTGCAGAATTTGAACAGTATCGCCAACAATGGTGGCAACGTGTAGAGCAGTATTATCTGCTAAATACACCATAGACACAAAGGACAACAAATGGCTATTGTACAGATCAGTCAGATCACCAATCGTAAAGGACTACAATCAAATCTACCGCAACTGGCCGGTGCAGAATTTGGCTGGAGCACAGACACACGTCAACTATACATAGGAAACGGCACACTGCAAGATGGTGCGCCTGTTATTGGTAATACTGAGATACTGACTGAATTTAGTGTAATTCCCGCGCCTGTGCCAGAAACTGTGACACTTATAGCAAACACTGTGTCCAGCACTACAGCTTTCTCTTTGGTGGCCAATGCTGTGGTATTTTCATACACTATCATCCGTGATACTGCTTATCGTGCAGGCACCATTACCATAGCGGCGGATGGTGCAGGTGTTTTGGCCTACAATGATGCCAACGTGCAAAACGCCACAACCGGCATTGTGTTAAGTGCCGTTACTTCTGGTTCCTTGATTGAAGTACGATATACCAGCACTGCTGGATCAACTGCTCAATTGAGCTACATTGTAACAATTTCGGCCTGATGTGGGCCAAGACCTTTGCTGGCCGGCTGGAAAGCTGGTACAGCATGCGGCAACAGTGCCACAATTTACCGGTTGAATCAGTATTGTTACTCATCAACTCTTGGTGGTCCACAACCCCCTGGCAACCCTATTACCTTGACTGGCTTGATCTGGCAACATGGCCAGATCCCTGGCAACTTTTGAACGACAATGTCTACTGCGATCTTGCAAGAGCACTGGGAATCCTGTATACTATAAGTTTGCTGGACCGTGCAGATTTGACGGATGCAACCTTGGTTTTGTCACAAGATGGACATAATTTAGTCATGGTCGACAAATCAAAATATATACTTAATTGGAACCCCGATACTGTTGTAAATACCAGCCAGACAATAGAAATACATCGGCAGTTATCACAAAGCCAAATAAAACAGCAGTACAATTAAAAACGAAGGTAGCAATGACCCAAATTACAGTAGTCAAAAGAAGTGGCCAAAGAGAGTCACTGGATCTAGAAAAATGGCAGGCACAAATAGCCAAGGTCTGTAGCGGTACAGCTGATGTCAGTCAGAGCATGATCGAGATCAAGAGCCAGTTGCATTTTTATGATGGTATCACCACAAAAGAAATTGACGGTATCACATTAAGATCTTGCGTGGATCTTATTGATGTAGAAACCAATCCCGAAGTGGGCCACACCAACTATCAGTATGTGGCCGGTAAGCAGAGACTCAGCATGTTGAGAAAAGACGTTTATGGATCATATGATCCTCCCCACCTGTATGAAATTGTCAAACGCAATGTGGCCACTGGCCTGTACACACCCGAGTTGTTGGAATGGTACACGGAAGATGATTGGAATCGCATGGAAGACATCATTGATCATGACCGTGACGAATTGTATTCGTATGCAGCCATCGAACAGTTGATTGAAAAGTATCTGGTCAAGAACAGAGCCACAAAAGAAATTTATGAAACACCACAGGTCAGGTACATAATCGCGGCTGCCACAGTGTTCCATCGAGAAGAACCCAACAACGCAAGAATGCGTTATATCAAAGAATATTATAACTGTGCCAGTGATGGACTATTCACTCTTGCCACACCTGTGTTGGCTGGTCTTGGTACTCCTACCAAACAGTTTAGTAGTTGTGTGCTTATTCGATCAGATGATGACCTAGACAGTATCTTTGCTTCAGGTGAGATGATGGCCAAGTATGCCAGCAAGCGAGCTGGTATTGGATTGGAGATTGGTCGACTGAGACCACTAGGCAGTCCCATCCGTGGTGGAGAAATCATGCATACTGGTATGATTCCATTCTTGAAAAAATGGTTTGGTGATCTAAGAAGTTGCAGTCAAGGAGGTATTCGTAATGCAAGTGCTACAGTTTTTTATCCTATTTGGCATCATCAGTTTGATGATCTTATTGTGCTCAAGAATAACCAAGGCACAGAAGAAACCCGAGTCCGTCATATGGATTATGGGGTTGTGCTTAGTGCTTTCTTCTGGAGACGATTCAAGAACAAAGAAAACATAACATTCTTTGATCCAAACGAAGTGCCCGATTTGTATGAAGCATTTTACAAAGACACTCCGCGGTTTGAAGAACTGTATGTCAAGTATGAAAAGCGTAAGGATCTACGAACCAAGACCATGGCCGCTGAAGATGTGTTCAAAGGTGGCATACTTAAAGAACGCACAGACACAGGCCGTATCTATCTTGTGTTCATTGATAACGTACAAAATCAAGGACCGTTTGATCCTGAGTATCATACCATATACCAAAGTAATCTGTGCTGTGAGATTTTGCTTCCCACCAAGAGTTTCAAAAGATTAGACGATGAATCAGGTCGTATCGCATTGTGTACTTTAGGATCGATCAACTGGGGAGCATTCCGTAATCCCGAAGACATGCGCCGTGCTTGCCGTATCCTACAGCGCAGCCTATGTAACATCTTAGACTACCAAGACTTTTTAAGCATACAAAGCAAATTAAGCAATGATGAAATACAACCTCTGGGCATTGGCATTACCAATCTTGCATATTGGCATGCCAAGCGCAGTTTGCACTACGGAGAAAAAGATGCCCTAGCTGAAGTCAAGAGCTGGATGGAACATCAGGCATTTTACTTGACAGAAGCCACAGTAGAACTGGCTAAAGAACGTGGTGCCTGCCTACACAGTGAGCACACACGCTATGGTAAGGGCGAGTTTCCTTGGGAACGTCGTGCCGCAGCAGTAAATGAATTGACCAGTTTTGAACCTGAACTGGACTGGGAGACACTACGGACCAACATGAAGCAGTATGGTGTTCGTAATGCTACTCTAATGGCAATAGCACCTGTTGAGTCAAGCTCGGTCGTAATCAACAGTACCAATGGTATCGAAATGCCCATGAGCTTGATCACAGTCAAAGAAAGCAAGGCTGGAAGTTTAATACAGGTAGCACCCGAATACAACAAACTCAAGAACCGTTATCAACTCATGTGGGAACAACGTGATTGCGATGGCTATCTTAAAACTGCTGCGGTTTTAGCTGCTTATGTCGATCAAAGCATAAGTACTAATACATTCTATTCGCCAAAGCATTTTCCAGATCGTAAAATACCATCGACCTTAATTGCTAAGAATTTAATGATGGCACATCGTTGGGGTTTAAAAACCTTCTACTACTCTCTAATAGATAAGCAAGGTAGTAAATCTGATAAGTCAGACGATGTACCGGCCTTAGAAGCAATAGATTTTGATAATGAAGAGGATTGCCTGGCTTGTAAATTATGAACTATCAAAAGATTTACATTAATTTAATGGACCGTGCCCAAGGTAGGGTCAGTCAAGGCTATGTTGAAAAACATCACATAGTTCCTCGTTGCCTTGGTGGTACCGACATCAAAGAAAATATTGTAAGTCTTTATCCCGAAGAACATTATCTTGCTCACATGTTGTTGTGTAAGTTAAACAAAGGTAACTCAAGGTTATTGTATGCCGCAATGAATATGACATCGGGTTCAATGATCAACAACGGTAAGAGAAATAACAAAGCCTATGGATGGCTTCGTAGACAGTATGCCGAATCAATGTCGGGCGATAATAACCCTGCTCGTCGCATCCCTAATTTACAAAAAGAAGCCGCCAAGAAACGAGTAGGACAAAAGAGATCAGAAGAAACCAAAGTGAGAATGTCAGCGGCACAAAAAGGTAGAACATTTACAGAAGAAACAAAACGCAACATGGCAGAAGCAGCCAAGAATCGTCCACCTATCAGCGAAGAAACAAGACAGCGGTTAAAGAAACGGGCTCCAAATAAAGGTATGCTTGGCCAGACAATGTCAGAAGAAACACGAGCTAAAATGTCAGTATCGCAACAAGGTAAAAAAATGTCTGAAGAAGCAAAAGCAAAGATGAGAATTGCGGCAAAAATTAGAGAAGAAAATAAACGCAAAATAAAAGAAGAATCATGAGTCAAGCATGATGAATTTCCTAAACAGGATTGACTGGCACAATCACGATGGTGTTAATCTTGGCATGATCAATGACTTTGTGCGAAATCAATTCTATGACAGGATCCTTTCTCGTTATGTTACTGATCAACATTGTACTGACATTGGATTTGGCACAGGGTTGTTGACAATGTTGGCATTAAAACATGGCGCCAAACATGTTCAAGCATTTGAAAGTGATCTGGATCGATTTCAGTTGGGTTGTGAAATAATCAAGCAACTAGGTTTAAACGATCGAGTTGAACTGTTCAACGAACGATACGATCACGACTACCAGCCCAGACCAATCACATTTACAGAAACTGTGAATGGCAATTTATGGTGGGAAGGCTTGTGGAACAGCTTGCCACGCAATAATGAAACTGTATTTTTGCCAGGCTCGTATTTTTTAGAACTATGGGCCATAGAGGTACCTGAAAGTTTTGCTCGTGGACTTTGTAGGCCTGGTCAAAGCCAGAATTGTTTTAATCCTGGTGTTGAGGTTGATCAAGCATTTGTATCAGTTGTCAATTCATTGGCAGGAAAAATCAGCTCAGTTGACTTGCCGTTGACGTCTGGTATCATGAACTTTGAACGACAGCAAGAAACTGATTGGGGCTGGGTTCCTTATTTACGAGCAGTTCAAACAGGATCAGTTGTTGCCAGTTATTCTGCCAAGCATTGGAATGAGAACACGGAATCTTTTGTGCTTGATGTACCAACCGACCATTGGAAAAACAGCACAGTATTAATTGTGCCACGCATGGGTATGCAACAAGATACTGACAAACTTTACCTGGACACCGGTCATTGGGGACCAGGCGAAGACCCTATTTTACTAGTCAAGCCGCAAGCAAGTCTAGTTGTTGCGCATCATGTGCGCAACGGAACAATTACATACTCACTGGATACTAAATGAGCCAATACAAACAACTAAAAGAATTTTCAGTAGTCTACACCAATCGAAGTCTCAATCACATGAGCGACGAATTTGTGGATGTCATGCAAGATATCAGTCGACTGCTTAAAACTGTATACAACACTAGCAGTGCTGTGATAGTGCCAGGATCAGGAACATTTGGTATGGAGGCAGTGGCACGTCAGTTTGCCAATCAGGCTCGAGTCTTGATCATACGCAACGGATTTTTCAGCTATCGCTGGACAGAAATATTTGACATGGCGGCAATTACCGACGATGTCACCGTGATGAACGGACAGGCCAGCAGTGATCAATACCAGGCACAATATTCACCTCCGCCAATACAAGATGTAGTTGATTGGATACAGACCAATAGACCTGCTGTGGTATTTGCACCACATGTGGAAACCAGTGCTGGTATCATTTTGCCCGATGACTATCTGGTCCAGATTGGCCAGGCATGTAGAGCAGTTGATGCCTTGTTTGTGTTGGACTGTATTGCATCTGGAGCAGCCTGGGTAGACATGTCCGCCTGTGCAGTTGATGTGTTGATTTCAGCACCGCAAAAAGGCTGGAGTAGCACGCCTTGTTGTGCCTTGGTAGCCATGAATGATCGTGCTAGAACTGTAATCGACAGCACAACCAGCAGTACCTATAGCATGGATCTCAAAAAATGGCTCACTGTGATGGAAACCTACGAACAAGGTCGATTTATCTATCATACCACCATGGCCACAGATGGCTTGAAGGAACTGCGTGATACCATGCTTGAAACTGAACAGTTGGGTTTTGATTTGCTTAAACAGCAACAGTACCAGCTGGGTCAACGCATACACGAACTGTTGCAATCGTATGGATATCCGCGAGTGGCCGAAGATGCATTCTGCTCCCCTGGTGTGATAGTGTGTTATACTACAGACAGTAACATACAAAACGCCACCAAGTTTCGTGAGCTGGGTTATCAAACTGCAGCAGGTGTACCACTCAAGGTAGGCGAGCGTACAGATTTCCAAACATTCCGTATTGGTCTGTTTGGCATAGACAAATGGACAAACATCGATCACACGGTCGATAGCCTGAAACAGGCACTGGAACAATTAAAATAAGAAAGAAAAATCATGAGCCAAGCACAATACAATTTAAAGACCCCTACGAATTACACACAAAGAAAAATGTTCCTGGACCCTGCTGGTCCTGTGACCATACAGCGATTTGAAGAAGTCAAATACAACAAGATAGTCAAGTTTGAACAAGAAGCCCGTGGATTTTTCTGGGTGCCTGAAGAAGTAAGTCTTACCAAGGATGCCAACGACTTCAAAGAAGCCACTGACACAGTGCGTCATATCTTCACAAGCAATCTGCTAAGACAGACAGCTCTTGATAGTTTACAAGGACGTGGACCTACACAGGTGTTTACTCCTGTAGTGTCAATTCCTGAACTAGAATCGCTCATGTTCAATTGGGGTTTCTTTGAAACCAATATCCATAGTAGAAGCTACAGTCATATCATACGCAACATCTACAATGTGCCTAAGGATGAATTTAATAGGATACACGACATTGAGGAAATCGTAGGCATGGCAAGTAGTATTGGTCGCTATTATGATCGGCTACACATGATCAACTGCCGCAAAGAACTTGAAGAAGATTTTGATGAGTATGAACACATCAAGGCCATCTGGTTGGCACTCAATGCCAGCTACGGTCTTGAAGCATTTAGATTTATGGTGTCATTTGCTACAAGTTTAGCTATGGTAGAGAATCGTATTTTCATTGGCAATGGCAACATTATCAGCCTGATTCTACAAGATGAAATCTTGCACAAGGATTGGACAGCCTGGATTATCAATCAAGTGGTCAAGGAAGATCCGCGTTTTGCCCAAGCTCGGATTGACTGTGAAGAAGAAGTGTATGAGATGTATGCTGATGTGATCCGCGAAGAAAAAGACTGGGCCACCTACCTGTTCAAGAAAGGACCTGTGATTGGACTCAATGCCAACATACTCAGAGACTTTGTGGACTTTACCGCAGTGGGTGCCCTGAAAGAAATTGGTATCAAGTATCGTGGTACTGCACCTCGTAGCACACCAGTTCCGTGGTTCATGAAACACGTGAACACCAGCAACAAACAGACAGCGTTACAAGAGTCAGAAAGCACCAACTATGTTATTGGTGTCATGTCAGATAGTCTTGACTACGACCAACTGCCTGCGTTATAATTAAAAGAAGGAGAATTTTATGAAAGCCATAGTTTGGAGCAAGTACCATTGCCCTTATTGTGATCAGGCCCGAGCATTACTGACACAACACGGTATTGAGTTTGAAGAACGCAAGATCGGAGATGGCTATACCCGTGAAGATTTATTGGCTGCTGTGCCCACAGCAAGAACCGTGCCACAGATATTCTTGGATGATGTGTTAATCGGTGGATTTACAGAATTACGAGATCATTTACAATAGGAACCCAATGACAATAGAATTAGACCGAGTATACACAATCAAGATCGCCAACGGCGATGAAATAGTTGCTAAAATCACAGCAGAAGACGATGCCACATATACTGCCCTTAAACCCTTGACAGTAGTGCCCAGCCAACAAGGTATACAGATGATCATAAGCCTGTTTACCGCAGATCCTGAGAAATCTATCACTATAAATAAAGCACAAGTATCAATTATTGCTGCCAGTAGACTGGAAGTATGCGATAGTTATCTTGAAGCAACAACTGGTATCAAACCAGTTCGCAATAAAATTTTAATGGGCTAAACGTGGGCAAGGCAGTTATGCGAGTAGGAGATCCAAACGCAGCAGGTGGAGTGATATTGCAGGGTGATTCCTCTGTGCTGGTAAATGGTCGTGCGATAGCATTCACAAATAGTCCGGTAAGTCCCCATCCTCCATGTGGACGCAAGGGCGGACAAGCACATTGTTCGGCTCGCACATCCGGCACTGGTTCACCCAATATCATGGTCAACGGCAAGCCAGTGTTGCTGGCAGACAGCACTGACACTTGCGGACACAAACGCTCAAGTGGATCAAACAATGTTTCAGCAGGATAATTAATGGCAGCTAGTTTTCTTACTGCACTTCAACTCAATGCCGGAGCTGGTCTGTTGCAAAATACAGGGCTTGCAGCCAACACTGACTTGACCAACAATATCAACAGCTATAATGCACTGCCCTTGATTGCGCCGTACCTGATCACACTGGCCAACAGTGCCGCAGCCAATTTGTCCAATACCACTGTGGCCACGTTGAAAACCCTTGCATCTAATACCTGTCCGGCCTTGGCCGATTCGGTACCAGTTGGCTATGCTACACTGATTGTGACCAATACTCTTTTTACTGGCCTGCTCAGCACTACGGCTGCAACCTATATGGGCAATGGCGACCTGACTAAATTTGCACAGGCTCTGAGTCAGGCTCAAAGCTATGCTGACCAAACCAGTGTGTTTATCAATTCGGCCATCAACAGTCAAACTTATCTGGCCGATACCTTTACCGGCATGAATGACATGATAACTGGAGGTATCACCCAGGTCAGTTTGGCCACATCTGCATTGGGTACTGATTTGTCCAATCTTGGACGGCTAGTGAATTTGGCCTTGCTAGATGATTTTGGTAGTCCGCTTGGCCTGATACAGCAGATCTACACTGTGACTGGCGCTATACCCAGTGTTAGCATAGCCTTTATCAGTGCTGGAGTTCCTGTAGATGTTGTGTTGTCATTGAATAGACCAGCCATAAGTGTGACAGATGCAGTACAACGGCTAATGTACGAAGCAATGAGCGAAATTACTGGATCAGCCCTGCAACAAATTTTGAGCGTGATGCAAGTGAGCACACCTGGTATAAACACCATGGCTGACCTGTTGAATCCGTTACGGCTGTTTCCACTCAGTTATCAAACGCTGACTGTGCCTACCAAGTTTGGCAAGCGAGCAATTTATCTTAATGCATCAGGAAGCGTGAATCAGAATCTTGCTACAGAATTACCCAACTATGTGATCAATGGTTCAAACACTGAGCTGGGCAATCAAGGAACCAACGCATGATACCTTACAACCGACTGAGAGAAATTGTACCCAGCGATCAGGCTTTGGCTGCCAAGGCAGTCAGTGTGAGCCTACAACAGATTTCGGGCATATCACTTCTGCGTCTGGCTGATCTAGCACAGGCAGTCACGCCACAAGAGACCACACGCAACTTGGCTGAGATCACTGCATTGACCACAGCAGTACCGGCCAGTGTGGCCAATTATTATACCACTACCCTGGCCACAGGTACAGGGCCAAATGGCACAATACTGGTGGTGGACATACTGGGCACAGCCGCAGGCTATGTCAGTGCCGGAGCCATGGCCAACACCATCAGTAACCTGGCCAGTGTCAATGTCACGGCCTTGACTTCAACCTATACAACCATGGCCAATGTGGTCAACGGTGTATATGGAGATCCCACTGTGGGACCGGTAATTATTCCCAGTGGGCCTTACGCAAATACCTACACTGATGCAAACGAAGCATTTGCCAATGCCCTGATTCCGGGAGCGCAAAGTGAAATCACCACAGTCATATCCGGGTATCCCACCTACACTGCCAATCTCAATGCCAACTGGACAAATATGGCCAATCAATTGGTTCTGGAACAAACCACTCAGGCTTCAGCAGATATAATTTTTGCCAATCTAGTACCCAACAGCACCACGTCCATGTATGCATTTATTTTTGGATTGCCTGGTGCAGGACTACAGACCGAAAATGGGGGACAGGTGCAAATGATTGAATCTGTAGCCGATACCAACACATTTACCGGCCAGGCCGTGATTGCCAGCCTACGTCAAGGAAAAAATCAGCCATTTTTACAAGCTGTGGGTATCGAAACCAACAACGATGTTCCGTCGGATCCTGTTCCATTGCCACCAACTGCCAATTTAATACCCAGCACATACACAGCCGCAGAAGCTGCTGCGCTGGTCGTCAGATAATCCAGTTGTGCTGTCCTAGACAAGGTTGACCCAAAATTGATTTACAGCTATAATAGTCATTATAGTTAAATTTTAGGAGTCTGTATGTTTGGGAACACACACATAATCCATGCAGTTAGTCTGGCCTGCACCTTGATCTTGGTTGCGTGTGGGGCCGGTGGAGGTGGTCCCGGCACTCCTGGTGCCGCCAACAACGCAATTCCTACTGTTGTCCAGGCGGCCACTTTTCTTGGTACCAAGACATCTGCTGGATCATTTGCATATTACCAAGATGGAAGTACAAGCAATCCAGTCAGTTATATGTACTCCCGGGATATTAACAATGATGGCGTAGACGAAGTTTTCTTTGTGGCATTTGAAACACAACCCAACACACAGGCCAACTATAGTAATACTTCAATACATATTTTTGGTTGGGAAAACAGTGTTTTCAAAGAAATAACTTCTACCTGGCTTCCTGGAACTAGCAATCAAGTGGAAGGAGTAGGAGATTTGGTATTTGGCGACTTCAACGGCGATGGCAAGATTGATGTGTTTTTGTCTGCGTACACAGACATGGACTTTGATACAAATGCCTATGCCCTCATGAACACTGGTAGTTCGTTCACTAGAGTATCGCTTGGTCTTGCGAGATGGCAACATGGAGTGGCATCAGCTGACGTCAATCGTGACGGATTTGACGATGTGATTGTTGCAGGTTACGCTAATTTTCCACAATACATGGGTTCTGCTACAGGACTTGTACAGTATTCTGGAATGATTGGTAGCTCGGGTGTTGCGGTAGGAGATTTCCTAGGTACTGGTACAGCACAGGCGGTATTTGTGGATGCTAGTTCTAACGGTGGAGCCGATTCTTTCATTTATACCATGACCATAAACAATGTGGCTAAACAGATCACGTTTACAAAAACCGTGACCCTACCGGCTCCAAGACTGGTTGCAACCGAAGATAGTACCAATCGCAGTCATGACATCCGAGCAAGAGCCGTTGATTTTGATTCAGACGGACGTTTGGATATTGTGATTTTCAGTTACAAGTCAAACATGGTCAGAGGCTTGACCGAAACCGAATACAAGAGCGAAATACAATTCTTACGCAATATGGGCAATGGAGTATTTGTTGATGTAACAGACACAGTCAGATCTGGATATGACACCACTGGATATCCCGGATACTATCCAGTGTTCCAAGATTTCAATGGCGATGGACGACTGGATTTGTTCCTGAGCCAACCTGATTATTTTCCAAGTAGAACTCACAAATCAACTACTCTGTTGATACAACAGGCCAACGGCACATACAAAGATACTGGCAAGAGTGATTTTGCTAATGCTGTGGGGTATGGTGGGCAAGGATTGTTGGCAAAAGGTCCAGCAGGGAAGACCTATTTGGTCACAGAATCAGCTTGGGCTAGGACCAGTTTCACCACAGTTTATATACAACCAGTTAATTTTTAACTGTTGTTTAAAAACAACACTTGATTGTGGCGTAAAAACAACACCTAAAACACCGGTTGACCAAAAACACCATTTCGGCTATAATAGTAGTATAGTAACTAATAAGGAGCCGAATATGTCAGTAATAGAATTCTACAAACAGCATGCCAAAAGGATCAGTCTCGAGGACGCAGTTGCCTGGATTGAGGCGTCACGTAGGGCCTACAACAAGGGTTCAGGAGAACGAGTTACCTTTGCAGGAATGTTGGCTATCATCGACGAGGATCAAGGGGCCACCGGTCCCAACGATTGGGCCGCGGCATTGGCTGTACACAAACACCTGGACCGCGAACTAAAGACACAGCGTAAATTGTTGTTGCAAAATTTGCAACAAGGAGCCAATTCTGTGAAGGTTGCCAAACTTATAAAAGAAGATGATTGGGAATAAGTGGTTGACCCGAAATGGGTCAACTGTTATAATATATGTATAGTAAATAAAAAGGAATTGAAATGTTTAGAAATATAAATGATATAGTGTTTACAGTATTTGCAGTATTGGCCGGAATCACAGTTGGTCTTACTATTGCAGAATTAATTACTGGAGTTTGTCGATAATATCCAGGCTGTAATGGGGCCAGTGCGGTCCTTGGAGAGCCTTGATACTCCAAAATAAAATGCGAGTTAATTTTTGCTGGTGGTTGCAACTTTAAAAACTAAAACCAGCACTTATACAACAACCAGGAGTGGCAATGGAAAATGAACCGTTTAAAAAATATAATCTAATACGCCAAACAATCAGCCGTGACCAGATTGTGGATTTTGTAAATGAATTACATCGGGTGCAACATGACATGATTGAAATGTTGGTCGCCAGTAAAGAACGTCAAGGCTTTCCAGAAGCTGTGACATTGATCAAACACATACAAGGATTAAAATAATGGGATTAGACATGTATGCTTATACCGCGGGTCGCAACGGACAATACAGCGACTGGTGGGCGGATGCTGAACTGGATGAACACAAAAAGCAGTTTGTCAATCCCAAAATAACCAAGCCTGTGGAAATAGCCTACTGGCGTAAGCATCCAAACCTACATGGATGGATGGAACAGTTATGGCGCGATCGGCAATACCAAACCCAGCCCGCTGACGCCATGGAAGTAGTAGACCCAGAGTCGGATACGTTTAACAACGTAGAACTTGAACTCACACGAGAAGACATCGACCAACTGGAACAATGTATACTTGAAAATCAGTTACCAGTTACCCGTGGATTCTTCTTTGGAGATGACAGTGGCGACTACTACCGCGAACAAGATTTACGATTTATTACCGAAGCCCGTGCAAACCTGTTTCTAGGTCTGCGTGTATTTTACAACTCCAGCTGGTAGTAAATATGACAATGACAACAGATTTTACGTCAGAACAATTTAACGAGATCAAAGTGGCCGCAGACTGGATAAGAGACTTGGAAAGTAGCGATAGCCGATTACACAAAGAATCAGTGATTGAAAAGGCCTTGATGGCTGCCAAGTTAGGATCAGCCAATGCCCAATGCTTCTTGTTCAACTGCTATCAAACATACAACCCCTACTATGTGTTCGGTGTCAAGAAAGTGCCTGAGACTACTGGATTAGAAAATTGTCCTAACCCATGGCCCAAGTTCTGGGCTATGTTGGAAGGTCTCCGTACTAGAAGCCTTACCGGACACAACGCCAAGACAGCCATTGAGGTCATGAGCCAACAGTTTGACAGTGTAGAATGGAACAACCTGTGCCGTAGAGTAATCATCAAAGACCTACGCTGTGGCATCAGTGAAAAGACTCTTAACAAGGTGCTGGGTAATACCGAATGGAAGATTCCAGTATTCACTTGCCAGTTGGCCACAGACAGCGAAAAGCACGTGGCCAAGATGACCGGAATCAAGCGACTTGAACAGAAGCTGGATGGAGTGCGTGTGCTGGCCGTTGTGACCAAGACCACAGTGAATCTATACAGTCGTAATGGCAAACCGTTTGATAACTTTCCACAGATTGTGAAATCACTTGAAGATATCAAAAACAAGTTTGCCAAACTACTACAGGCCTACCCAAGAGGGATTGTGTTGGATGGTGAAATTATTGGAGAAAGTTTCCAAGCTCTAATGAAACAGGCACAACGCAAGACCGATGTTCAAACAGATGGCATGACTTATAGTGTGTTTGATATCATACCATTGGTGGACTTTGAACGTGGTTACTGGAATGCTCAACAACACAAACGTCTCCATCAATTAGAAGAATATCGTGCAGTATTTGAGATGACTGATTGCGTTCGTATCATGGATGGTATTGATGTGGACTTGGACACAGCCGAAGGGCATGATATCCTTAGACGCTATGCAGAGGACGCAGTCGCAGCCGGATTCGAAGGCATCATGATTAAAGATCTGGATGCGCCATACGAGTGTAAGCGTAGCACTTTTTGGATGAAATGGAAGCCAGTTATAACAGTAGACTTAAATATTGTTGGATTCGAACAAGGCACTGGTCGTAATCTTGGTAGGTTGGGTGCCATAATATGTGAAGGAGTAGACAATGAGCGTAATATTTTTGTTAATGTGGGCAGTGGCCTTTCCGATGCTAATCGTGATGAATATTGGAGTGCCCGAGATGACTTACTTGGCCGAGTGGTTGAGGTGGCGGCAGATGCTGTCACACAAAATCAAGACGGAACTTACAGTCTAAGATTTCCAAGATTCTTGAGATTTCGCGGATTTGAACCTGGAGAAAAATTATGATACACTACCGGGAATGGATACCCTACATCAAGTGGCGCATACAAAAATGGCTCAAAGCCATTGACAGCAAGAAAAAATTCATGTAAAATACACAGTATATCAGGAGAAGATCATGGACACATCTTTCGTTTGGTTATATGAAGCACTGGGAACTATGGCATTGGCCTTTGTGGTAATTGGCATAGTCGCAACAGTAATACACTACTTAGAACAGGAAACACCATGGCAACCCGAGAAGAAAAACAAGCACTGATCGACACACTGAAATTCACACCAAGAACCTACAAGATATCCCTGTGGGGCTATGGTGGCGAACGAGTAATGGGCACAGTAAGTCGCGAATCTTGGGATTACTGTATGGCCAATCAAGTTGACTTGATGGATGTTGCCTGGAGCGATGAAGATACTGTGCAATATGACATGGGGCTTGATCTTGATCGTTTGCCATTCCACCCTGGTAACTGGTACGAGTGCGACAATCTTGCACACTCCAATGGAGCAAGCAAGGACGCTGGTACACTTCATATTACCGATGAAAACGGAGACACTGTATTTGAACAATCACTGGACAGTTTAGATGGTTCTAGCGATGATAGTCCACAATGGGAATGTGGTGATGAAGTCTGGATAGGACAAGAACCTGAAGGCTCTGTGGTGTTTGTGGGATCCAGCAACGAAAAGGGCACTTTCTTTGAAGGTGACATACCGCTTCGAGCACCGTTTGATATTACCAAACTGACCTTGATCTATGAAGAAATTGACGGCGAAGCCATGGTCAATAGTGCAACGTATGATGGCGAAGACATTGATAACTGGGGAGGCAGCACCGACGGTAAAAGTTCTGACATGAACATGTATCTGGTCAAGGCCGATAACGAATGGGATAGATACGAGCCCGAAGACAAAGACTGGGGTCATCCTGAATACGGAACAGGCCCAAGCACCTGGGAAAAGTCTGAGACATTCAAGTTCAAGAAACACAAACCCACTATTCCAGGTTATTACAGTTGTACATGGAGCCACTACGGTACAACCTATGGTACAGCCTACTGGGATGGCAAACAGTTTGGCGAATGGGAATACGGCAAGTTTAATCCAATCACTGGAGAAGTCATTAGCTGGTCGGGTTATAATTGGAATACTGGTTCGTGGGCAAATCGACCACCTGAGCCAGTGGAATTAGTATGTGAAAATAAAACATGTGGATGGGCAGGCAAAAATGAAGATCGTCGAGAAGACGATAACTACGATAGCCATTGCCCCAAATGCGATGGCACAGAGTTTAACTGGATTGACTATGATCCTGATACCAAAGAGGGTCGTGCCAATCGCAAGCAGTATGTAAAAATAACAGGAGAATAAAATGGAAAATGTAATTTATCGCAGTGCCGAGGCTGTGAATTCAGCCATGCTGAGAGTGTACAATCAAATGTGCATGGCTGTAATAGTATCGGGAATCGTATCTATGGCAGTGAGTAGCAGTCCAGCTCTAATGCAGTTCTTGTTTACAGGCGTGATGAAGTGGATAGTGATTTTTGCACCACTAGGCATGTCCTTGTTGTTGGGATTCAAGATACGAGACATGGCGCCTGACATGGCTAGACTCATGCTGTATCTGTTTGCGGCCTTGATGGGTGTGAGCTTTAGCATGATCTTTGTGGTGTTTGGCTTGGGATCTATTGTGAGTGCGTTTATGGGTGCGGCTGTGTTGTTTGGCACCATGACCATGTACGGATATTTTACCAAACGCAGTCTTGAAAGTGTAGGACAGTTCATGTTTATCGGCTTGATTGCAATTATCATTGCGTCAGTCGTGAACATCTTTATTGGGTCAACTGCTATGACCATGATGATTTCAGCCTTGGCCATTATTATATTCCTTGGACTCACTGCCTACGACACACAACAGATCCGTGAAATGGTCAGTGTGGAAAATCCTGAAGGCAATGCCGAGATAGCGGGTGCCTTGACCTTGTACATGGATTTCATCAACCTGTTCTTGAACCTGTTACAACTGTTTGGCGACAAAAAAGAATGACCGACTTCTGGAAATATTTTGAACAAGAAGCCGAGCCTCGACTGGATAAACGAGCCAAGACATTTAGACAGATATTTGAATACCTGGACCAGCAGGCAGGTCCAATCCTGATCATTGAAACCGGAGTGGCCAGACAACCTGATAACTGGGCTGGCGACGGACAGAGTACTGTCATGTTTGATCGTTATGTGACAGCCCGTGGTCCTGACAGTCATGTGCATGCTGTGGATATCAGCACAGATTCTGTCGCAGCTTGCCGTGCTATGGTTGGCGATCAAACCACAGTTCATTTACAAGACAGCGTGAAGTTTTTAGATAATTTGGCAAGAAATGCCGACGGCCCAAGTCCTAATTTGGTTTATCTGGACAGTTATGATCTTGATTGGGACTACTGGTTTGCCAGTGCCGCACACTGTATCAAAGAGTTTGCCGCAATCACTCCTTTACTAAATCCAGACACATTGTTGGTAGTAGATGACAGTCCACCAGTGACACATATTTTGGAATCTGGAGAGCGCACACTTATTGCCCCTGGCAAGATTGCTGGTAAAGGTCGTTTGTTGGCCGAGTATGCTGACCAAATTGGTGTAGCACCTTATTTCGCACAATATCAAGCAGGATGGATTGGATTATGAACCCTATTGTATTACTAACAAATGGTGTCAATGATTTATGGATCTGGACCTACGGTATCATAGCCGGATGGGGTGTGACCATGACCGTGGTCATAGCAATCATAACATTTTGTATCATTAGACTGTATCGGGTAGAAGCCAGGCTTGCTACACTAGAAAATAGATTGGTACAGGCCGAACGAGATTTTAACCTAACGGTGAACAATTGGAAGAACAAGTAAATCAGTGTTCAGTATGCAGTTGTGAGCACACCGAAGACGAAGGTGGTATAGACGGATACTTTGGCATGTTGCCTGTGAGTTTTTGTCCCACCTGCTTCAGTTGCATGTGTGATATGGCTGCACAGTATCTGGACATTGGGCCAGACGGAGAATCAAATCCTGAACATGACAACCTGATAGCACACCTGCGCGGTGTGCGTCATGTGGTCATAAACAGCGAGCATGGTGGATTCAGCGTTAGTAGAGCCGCTGAGTTGGCTTACCTGAGCCGCACAGGGACTGCCTACACTTTTCAAGATCGAGAGGATCGTGCCGCAACCTTGAGCAAAGGTCAATATATCATGGTAAATGATCAGTACTGGAATGGTAGCACCATCAAAAGGGATGATCCAGTACTGGTCGATATTGTGAGAGAAATGGGCGAAGAGGCCGATGGCGATTATGCTCGACTCAAGGTAGTACAACTGCCTGCCAATGTGGATTGGACTATTGAAGAATACGATGGCCGGGAATGGGTGGCTGAACGGCACAGGACCTGGACATAAAAACGGTAAATACGATATGATATTTGGATTCACAATTTTGGCCACAGCATTGTTATTGAGCTTGGTGGCAGCTTATTATAGCATCATGGGACTTACGGCCATTTTTGCTGCGGCCACCATACCTGTGATCATCATGGGTGCCAGTTTAGAACTGGGCAAAATAGTTGCCACAGTGTGGTTGCACAATAACTGGCAACGTGCCAGCTGGCTGTTTAAAACCTATCTGATCCCGGCTGTGTTCTTTTTGATGATGCTGACCAGCATGGGCATCTATGGCTTCTTGTCAAAAGCACACAGTGATCAAAGCCTGGTGTCAGGAGATGTCACTGCCAAGATTGCCATATATGATGAAAAGATCAAGATTGAACGGGAGAATATAGATGCTGATCGCAAACAACTCAAACAAATGGACGAGGCTGTGGACCAAGTTATGGCACGTTCAACTTCGGAAGAAGGGGCAAGTAGATCCAGTGCTATTCGCCGAAGCCAGCAGAAAGAACGTGCTCGCCTGCTTGCGGACATTACAACATCTCAACAAAAGATCACTGCTCTCAACCAGGAGCGAGCACCGATTGCCGCGGAAGTTAGGAAAGTTGAAGCTGAAGTTGGTCCTATAAAATACATCGCGGCCTTGTTGTATGGTGATAACCCTGATGCCAATGTGCTGGAAAAGGCTGTGCGATTTGTTATTATAATGATTGTGTTAGTGTTTGATCCGTTAGCCTTGTGCCTGATCCTGGCTGCTAACAAACAGTTTGAATGGGCACGACGTGGCACAGGCGGTTGGGTGCATGATGAAAAAACACAAGATGATGATAAAAAAGTAGCAGAATGGTTCGACCATGCCCGAGAACGAGCAAAATTTTGGGATAAACAGCAACAAGAGCCACCACCAGGTCCAGAGCCATTTAAATCAGGACCATTTGTGAGTGGTACATTTCAACAGGCCAAATACGAACAAGATGACGGACCATTGACTGACAATCAAGTTGAACAGATCCAAGCGACAGCTACGGAAGAATTGCCCAAGGGTGAGTTGCTTGCCAAAGAGGAATTGTTTCCAGAACCCACTGTTGCAGAAACTTTACCTGAGCCGGCATTGCCCCAGCCCACAGTTGATCTAGTGGTCAATGCCGGTAGTGACTATGTAGAAGTCAACGGCAAACGGGTACATCACAAGTCATTTGACATACACAGCCAAAATGCAGGTCATGCTGTTGAGCGACATGCCGCTGCCCGCCTCCAAGCCGACAACGAGCTTGCCGGCACAGCTTCAACTACAGGATTTGGCATAGTCTTTCCAGATGTACCCAACAAAGGCGACACTTTTCTTAGAGTGGATCGGTTACCTACCATGTTATACAAATACAACGGACGAGACTGGATTGAAATAGACAAAGAAATCAGTACAAGTTATGTGTATGAAGATTCCTATATTGATCATCTCATCACTCGTATCAGCAGTGGCGAGTATGATCCTGATCTTTTGAGTGACATGGAACGTGAAGCAATCGCTCAACGATTACGAACAAATCCACCAACGGTGTAACATGTCAGAAATCAATACCTGTAATTTTTGTACCAAAACAAAAGATCAAGTATTAAAATTAATTGTAGGTGATGATGCTGCCATTTGTAATGAATGCGTAAATCTCTGTAGCACCTTGTTGGTTGATACCAAAAAGTCACGACGCAACAAAGGCAGTCAGCTAAAAGTCCCAGATCCGCGAGCAGTATGCGACTATCTTGATCAGCATGTGGTTGGACAACGTGATGCCAAACAAGTGATAAGTGTGGCTATAGTGAATCATTACAAACGTATCAGCAATCCTGATCCTGATATTGAAATACAAAAAGCCAATATCTTGATGCTGGGGCCAACCGGCACTGGCAAGACCTTGATGGCTCGCACTGTGGCAAGATACTTGAATGTGCCTTTTGTGATAGCAGATGCTACCACATTAACAGAAGCTGGTTATGTAGGTGATGATGTCGAAAGTCTTATTTCTAGATTGTACATCGCAGCCAATGGCGATGTTGAACAGTGTGAACGTGGTATTGTATTTCTAGATGAAATTGATAAAATTTCTAGAAAAAGCGAAAGCAGTACAGTAAGCCGTGATGTGTCTGGCGAAGGAGTACAACAGGCATTATTAAAATTAATAGAAGGAACCAAATGCAGGATATCGCCGCAAGGGTCAAGACGCACACCCAGCACTGACTCAGTGGAAATTGATACTGCTAATATCCTATTCATAGGCGGTGGTGCATTTGTGGGCCTGGATCAGATTGTAAAAACTCGTGTGCAAGGAACTGCTATAGGATTTGGTGCCATGCTTACTGACACCAATGCAGACGCAGTACCGGCCACTCCAGACGATCTGGTACGGTACGGACTGATACCAGAATTTGTAGGTAGATTTAGTAGCACTGTGAATTTACAAGGACTAAGCAAAGCTCAGTTGATCGACATTTTGACTTCTATTAAAAATAACTTTATAGCACAATACAAATGGTTGTTTGAACAGGATGGTGTTGTGCTGGATTTTGACTCAGATAGCCTAGAGCTAATTGCTGATCGTACCTTACGGTCCAGGACCGGTGCTAGAGGATTACACACTGAACTGGAACGTGTGTTATTACCACACATGTTTGATCTACCACGTTACTCCAAACAAAACATAATCCGCGTAGTTATCAACAAAGACCAGGTAAATACTCCTATGACACTGGCACAGGAAAACGAATGAAGTTGTACGGACGATCAGTCTTGGTCAAAGACGGCAATGTAGAAAAAGCACTTCGTAAGTTCAAGAAAAAAATAGCTGAAAGCGGACTGCTTATTGAACTCCGTGCGCGAGAAACTTACGAAAAACCCACCACCGCTCGTAAAAGACGAAAATCTGCCGCTAAAAATCGTTGGCGTAAACAGGTAGCCAGCCAAAAGTTGCCAAAAAAACAGTTTTAATCTCCAAATAATCTTTTCCTATAACGAATTTTGCTGTATAATAAATACTAATACGAATGCCGCAACATGGGTTCGTATTATGTCACTTGCTTAACAAAGGAGAAAACAATGACTAAATTCACAGCACTAGACCTCACCCCGTTTTATCGCAACAGCATAGGCGTAGATCGTTTATTCGATAGACTTATCGACCAAATGGATCATGCCAGCGGGACCAACTATCCACCATACAATATTATCAAGACTGGAGACAACTCATTTGAAGTTCAAATAGCTGTGGCCGGTTTTAGCGAAGGCGAAATTGATATCACTGTAAAAGATGGAAACTTGGTGGTCACAGGAAACAAAGATCCTGAAATAGAAACAGACACCACTGCTTATCTTTATCGAGGCATCAGTGCTAGACGTTTCGTACGCACTTTTAGTTTAGCAGACTATGTTGAAGTAGCCACTGCTGTGAGTCGCAATGGTATCTTGAGTATCACTTTAGAAAGAAAAATTCCTGAGGAACTCAAGCCAAAGACTATTGCGATCACCTACGCAAACTAGTATAATAGTGTAAATACAGTAGAGGGCTTGACTCTCTACTGTTACACAAAACCATGTTAAAGGAAATACAATGTCACAAGCTGATACAGTTACAAAAATACAAATCAATCCTGATATCAAAGAACCTCCTATGTTCAAGGTCATCTATGTCAATGACAATCAAACCAGTATGGAATTTGTGATTGAGACCTTGATTACATTTTTTGGATACACATCAGAAACTGCTGTACAAATCACTGACGATATACACACGGCAGGCAGTGCTGTGGTTGCTGTGTTGCCACACGAAATTGCCGAACAAAAAGGCATTGAAGTTACCATTCACGCACGAAATCAAAACTATCCTTTACAAATTAAGCTCGAGCCCGAAAACGTCTAAAATTCAACTGTAATTCTTTTGGGATAATAGGCCTGCTGGCACCATTCGGTTTGTCCTCTACCGCGACAGTTATTAACGTATCTTACTCCGTTACGATCACGATCTACACCCTTATGGTAGTGACCAAAGCACCAGACCTTGATCTTGTGTTCAGTATCTTCATCTAGGGCAATATCCACATGGCTATTGCCCATGGTATTGTAACGATAATGATCGGACAACTCAATGTCATGAGACACAATCCAGGCACCTGGCACTGTGTGAGTGACCAATACTATGGCCTTTACTTCTTGATGAGTCTGTAATTTACGCACACTACGCACCAGGTATGCAGCATCATGTAAGGCCATGGTAGAAATATTTTCTACTGTGTTTTTGTCCAGGCCATAGTGATCCTGCAACCAAGACTGTGTTTGTTCTAGATCTATGTTGGGATCAAAATCATAAGTCCACCAACCGTTAGTGGCCAATATAGCCACACCATTGATTACTGCCACACTGTTATGCATATACACCACATTGGGCACAGCAGATACGGCAGCTGAGAGATCTTGATAGCTTTGTCCTATGTTGTCTAAACACCAGCGATGTTCATCATTGCCATCAATATAAAACACTGCCTGGTAACATGATCCCAGATGTGTGAGAAATTCTTGTGTACGCACAAGATCGCGACTGATATCACCTGCTACCACACAGTAAGGACTGGTAGCCTGTCCGGTCCAGTCTAAGGAATCCCAGGTCTCAACGTGCAAGTCAGAAATTAAATCAAAGGCAAAAGTCATCATACATATTTAAAAGGAATTTACATGAACATAATATTTGGAAGCCACTTAATTGATGAAATTGCCACCAAGTACACTGTGCTAGAGCTTGACACTATCCGACTGATGCCAGACGACGTCGAAAGCACAGCTTACTGTGTGGTAGAAAAAATACCAATGTTTGAACTGGATCAGTTGCATGTTCTCAAACAGTTACACGATGACATGATAAACTCTTACAAAAATCGCAAATGGGGAGCCTGCGCTGACGCAGCACAGACACTGAAGGGTGCATGGGGTACTGAACTTGATAGTTTTTATGATATCATGCTGTCCCGTGTAAGACAATATCTGGTGCAAGAGCCTGACTCTAGCTGGTCTCCAGTGATAGAAAAGAACCAGTCTTAAACTGCTGTGTAATGCTCTAACCTAGTCCTGTTAAATAATAATAGGAGTTAGAGTATGAATAAAAAATATAAAAATATACTCTCAATCGGTGTCCTGACCTGGGTACCCTTCGTATTGGCTTCGCCGATTGCAGATTACACATTCAAAAGCCCCAGTTTTAACGGCTCGGGCTACAGCAGCCATACTCTCACGATCGAAAATCAAGAAACCACTCGAAGACAACAAGTGGCCAAGGATATCGAAGCAAAACTACAGGCAACAGCCGCCGCTGCAAACAATACAAATATTGCCAAGTTTATGAACAACTTGGAAAGTCGTATCTACGCACAGATAAGCCAGAATCTGGCCACTGCCATGTTTGCCACAGGTGGTAGCACCAGCGGCTCATTGAACTTTGAAGGCAACACGATATTTTATTCCAAGGATGCTGGCAATGTATATCTCACAGTGACTGACAATGTGGGCAATCAAACACGGGTCACTATTCCCCTGGGACAGTTCCAATTCTAACATGAAAACATTGCTAATTTTATTTGTTGTCTCCTTGTTGACAGCCTGTGCAGTGGGTCAAAAGGCCGGCATGGAATATCGTCCTGAACCAGTACCAAACAAGATGCAGAAAGAATTTGACGCTATACCAGCTCCAGATGGTCGCAAGCTCAGTGTGGCTGTTTATAGTTTTGGAGACAAGACTGGACAGCGTAAACCCACGGCTGGTATTGCCAGCCTGAGCATGGCAGTCACGCAAGGCGCCGAAGTGTTCCTAATCAAGGCCCTACAGGATGTTGGTCATGGACAATGGTTTGATGTGGTTGAGCGTATCAATGTAGATGCCCTAACCAAAGAGCGTTTAATTATTAGACAGATGCGAGAAGCCTATGAAGGGGCCAATGCCAAACCGCTCATGCCCATGCAGTTTGCCGGCATCATAATGGAAGGTGGCATAATTGGCTATGACTCTGGCACAGAATCAGGTGGAGCCGCACACAGGTTCCTGGGCATAGGGTCACAGACACAATACAGCAAAGACACTGTGACAGTGAGTTTACGGGCCATAAGCGTGAATACTGGAAAAGTATTGGCCGCAGTACACGTGACCAAAATAGTTTACAGCACAGCAGACAGCGTGGCTGTGCTAAAATTCTTGGCCAATGGCGTGCAGGCATTCGAAGCCGAAGCTGGGCTGACTATAAACGAACCCGGAACCATGGCAGTCAAGGCCACAATCGAAGCCGCAGTAGTAGAACTGATCAAGGAAGGTGAGCGCAAAGGTATATGGGATTATCGCAAGCCAGAAGCAACAAAAGCACCACCGCCGGCGACAGCACCTGCTCCAGTTGTGACAGCACCACCGGTAGTGACAACACCAGAGTTCAGTTGGGGCAACGAACCAAATGGCCCTGAGTTTGTGTGGAAAGAACCCGCCAAACAAAAGATGTATTTTTTAGCCGACACCCGGGTGTATAAAAAGAAATCCAATTTAAAAGGACCTGTGTATGGATCATTTGTTGTGGCCAAAGCCAATACACCAGTTGAAATTGTTGAAACAGAATTCCCAGATGTGGTAACCGTAACAACCGACTCAGGCATCCGGGGATTTGTTAAAAGGGAAAGATTAAAAACAAAATGAAAAACCACTTATTCAAAATAACAATGGCCATACTTGCCGTGTTATCCATCGCAACGCAGGCCGCTGATAACAGTATCTATATTGATCAGGCCGGTGATAACGCTGTTATCTCAGTTACACAAGACGGAGCAGGCAACGTGGTGCGTGGCATACAAGGCGTGGGTACTGGTAACACTACAGCAGCACGGATACAAGGTGATGGCAATCAGGTCACTGTGAGCCAGATTGGTAGTGGCAATACCTTGAACCTGGGAGTGAATACTACCACAGCCGCCGGTGTGGCCAATGGCAATCGTTTCACGTATAGTGTGACAGGTAACACAGCCACTGCCACGATCAACAGCAATCAAGGCGGTGCTGGAGTCAGTGCCAGCAACATAGTATCCGTAACACAGAGCGGAAATACTGCCAATACCAACATCAATGTGCTGGGCACAACCAACACCATTACAGCAACCACGGCAGGTGGCGCAAACAACAGCGTGGTATCCACGGTAAGCGGTACAAGCAATACAGAAACCATATCCATGACTGGTGGTGCTGGAAACACTTCTACCATAACGCAGACTGGCACATTGGGCAAAGCCACCATAACCAGTGTGGGTGCTACCAATACCTATACTGTTTCACAAAGCGGTGGCGGCACAGCTGGACACACCACCGTGATTGATGCCACCGGATCGGGCAATACTGCCAGTGTGACACAGGCTGGCACATCGGGTGACAGCGTGGCAAATCTCAAAAGTGTAGGATCTGGTAACACCTTTACAGTGAACTCAAATACCAAGTAAAAAATGTCAACAATCTATTATAAAAGGAGACCTAAATGGACGGACGTATTATGCGCACTCTTGCTGAGCTTATCGCAGAACACCATCGCCGAAATTGGCAAAATAACAGAACAGATCAATACTCAGCCTTTGATACAACGGTCAGCCACGACCTTGACGGGGACATCGGGTATGGCAGTAGAGATGTTGGACGCGATCCGGACCACTCGGGGCAAGGTGGGGATAACTTTCCAGGATAACACTCGAGTACAGGTAAACGAAAACAGTCGTTTGGTCATAGACGACTTTGTTTACAATCCCAGATCTGGCACTGGTAAATTGGCACTCAACATGGCTTCGGGCACAGTGAGATATGCATCAGGACAGATTGCCAAAAACGATCCACAACGGGTGGCTATTAATACTCCTACTGCCACTATTGCAGTGCGTGGTACAGACTTTAGTGCCACAGTAGATGAATTGGGTGGTAGCACGATCATATTGTTGCCCAGTTGTCCTGCAGGATTCCGTGATGTGGCCCGTGATTGTAAAACTGGCGCAATTGAAGTGATCACCGATGCTGGCAAGGTAGTGTTGGATCAGGCTTTCCAGGCTACTCGAGTCGACACTCGCGGAATCATGCCACTCAAACCGGTCATACTCAAAATAGGAGAAGACGCTATCAACAATATGCTGATTGTGAGTCCTCCACGTCAGCTAGATCGAAATGCCGACAAGACACAGCTTAGAACTGAAGCAAAGGGCGCATTGGATGTGGACTTTTTGAAAGAAACAGGTTTGATAAATGCGCTTGAAGCCCAGGAGCAAGAACTATTCAAGGACACCATAAGTCGTAACTTTTTAGATCAAAATTTCTTGGCAAACATCTTGGACATAATTGATGCGCAAATGGCCGCACAATTGGATCTATTAAAATCGACCAAGTCTGGTCTATTACCAGATTACAACGCTGTGTCTGGTATTGTGGCCGCAGTTGACGACAACACAGTGACACTCAGCAGAGACAATGGTAGCGACATACAAAGTGTCACAACACCCCTACGACAGGCCAGTACCATTTACCAAACCCAAGGACCCTTAGAGTTCAAGAACCGTGTGAATACCGGTGGCACAACAATTATCACTCTAATACAAAAATGAAATACCTGTTATTTTTCTTCCTGTGTTCATCGGCTTGGGCCGCGGATAACTCGATAGTGATAGATCAGATCGGTGACAATAATACTGTGGTGATCACGCAAGATGGCACAGCACACTCAGTGAATGTGACCATGGGCACTGTGTCGTCAGCGGACAACAACTCAATTGCAATCACGCAACAAGGTACTGGAGCAAAAACAGTCGCAGTAGAACTACGAGCAGGAATCAATAATGGTGTGATAATCACACAAGATGGAGGAGGAGCACATGTCAGCAACATACAAAATCTTAATGGTAATGCTAACAACATTACTATTGGCCAAAGCGGTAATGCTAATCACAACTTTACTATTGTAGGCGGAGCAGGCACAGTCAACGGCGGTAACACTATCACAGCCACACAGTCTGGTGCTGCAGACAAAGCATTCACATTAAACTTGAATTCAACATCAGGTGCTGGAGTAACAGTTCAACAGACCAATCCTGGGCAAGCCAATACAGGAAACATGAGCATCTCATGTGCGGCTGGAACTTGTGGAAATTATTCTTACATACGTCCTTGAAACCCTCTTGGGGGTTTCCAATCACCAAGCCGAGGGATTGGGCACAGCACAAGGACCGTCTACAGGAATAGACCCATAGTCAGCCGGGCTGATGATTTCCAAGTATTCCATGTCTGGCGAATAGTCAAACAGGTAATGTACTATACCTGGCTTTTGATGCACACAGTCACCTGTGTTGACCAAGGTCACTTGGTCTTCATACATAAACTTGGCCCAGCCTTTAAGCATATAAACGATTTGGAAACTGGCAGTATGGTAGTGCCAGCCTGTGCCCTCTACAGGGGCTTTTTTGGCACGGGTAATATGTGCCAAAACATTTCCGTGGGTAGCGTCTTTAACACCAAGATCACGGTACTCAAAAAACTCCCTAAGTCCATCGGGTAAGAACTTAGTATCGTTGGGCGTGTTATGGCTGAACTTGGTACCGCTATCGTAAGTTGTCATAATAATCTCCATTGAGTTTGTATTTATATGCCTTGTACGCCACTGTAATGGTAAATACTGAGTGGTATACACTGTCTTGAGAAAGGACCGATCTATGAAACGTCAATTGTTTGTCAGTATTGCAATATCAGTGCTGTTAGTTGGAGTTCCTGTTGAAGCCAAACGAGTAGGCAGTGGTAACAGCATGGGTAAACAGTCTAGCACAGTGACCAAAAATCAAAGCAGTTTACCTGCCAAACCCGCTGCAGCACCAGTTAGTGCGGCAAAACCTGTCACACCAGCACCCGCAACACCTGTTACACCACCATCGGCATTTGGTGGTATGGGTGGTATCTTGGGAGGCATTGCAGCCGGTATCGGTCTAAGTTATCTGTTTTCTCATATGGGCTTAGATGGTCTGGGAGACGGCATTGCGTCGATGGTAAGTGGTTTGTTACTGTTTGGCATTCTAGCCCTGGTAGGATTTTGGCTTTACAAAAAATTTGCTACCAAAGACAAAAACAACACAGATATGCTACCAGCGTCCAAGTCGCCAACGGTCATATAGACACAGTGATTTTCTTGCAATCATGATGTCAAATATAGTATAATAAGACATCATGATTAAAATTCTTTTTCTATTTGCATTACTTACAAGTGCCACTGTACACGCAGAACCGTGGACCACAGAAGACCGGGCCTGGGGCGCAGTAGCTGGTACTTTATTATTAGCTGATTGGGCCACAACCCGTTACGGTTCCAGACACTGGAACGAAGGCTATCACGAAACCAATCCGCTAATGGGTCGGCATCCGCATCAAGACCGTGTGGATCTGCATTTTTTAATGGCTATCCCGGCTATATATCTATTTGCCAACTATGTACCGGCCTACAGACGCGAATTCCTAATGGTGGTCACGGCTGTAGAACTTGGATATGTGGCAAACAACTTGCGGATAGGTTGGCAGATCAAGTTCTAACGGGTTAAATACTTGTTATGCGATTAATAGAATTTATTACTGAATCTGTAACAGGTCAGGATGTATTGAATTATATCCAACGAACACATCACGAACCACTTACTGCTCAACTGAGCCGGGCAGTATTACAACAACCCAAGTGGGAATTACGCTCAGTGCCTTTACATGATCTACACATTCCTGATCAGGGCTATGACGATGATCCTGAGTATGAACCTGCGGCAGATCCTTATGATCGTGTGCAAGATATCAATCCTGAGCATGCTGGAGAAGTAAGCATACACAACGTAGACCGCAAACCTATTGTGATTGATCGTGAAGGCTTTATAATAGATGGCAATCACCGTGCCTGGGCCGCTGCGGAGTTACTGGGCCGTGACACTATACAGGCTTGGGTTCCTGTTGAACAAGAACTTACCGAAATAGGCAACACACGCATAGACTACCAGCCTAATCGTAAACGTAAAAACAGCCTGTTCCACACCACAGTAGACCGTCATTGGGTAGATGTGTTTTTTGATCGTAGTTTTACTGGCACATTACAGATAACATTCACAGTGGATCAAAACTACAAATCCAGCATACAACTTCCCCAAGGCACAGTATTCCGAATCTTCAGCACAGTGCTACAAATAATCAAAGAACAACTTCCTGAATACATGCGTAAGGCTCGTCCGCCCAAGGTCAGTTTCACTGCTGAAGGCGGCAGCAGAGTTAGCTTGTATCGCAGAATGTTTGTTCCGGTGGTCACGGATATACTGGGACCACGATGGCGATTGACCGAGTATCCAGGCAATCAGCACTTGTTCATATGGGAGCCAGTAAAGAAAAATGAAAAAAATACTGCTTAGCCCCTGGACAGCATTAATCACATTGGCTATTATATTGGCCATACGAATTGTTGATCCTGTGTTTGTTGAAAGTGTTCGATTGCGTTACTTTGATACACTTGTCACCAGCAAGGCACCTACTGAAAATAATATATACACGGTCAACATAGATGAAGCCGCCCTGGACCGGTACGGGCAATGGCCCCTGCCCAGAGATCGTTATGCCACGCTGATTCAAGATTTATACCAACGTGGTGCTGGATTGGTGGTGTTTAATGTGCTCATGGCTGAGCCAGATCGCATGGGCAAGGATGCTCAATTAGCTCAAGTGATTGATCAGTATGCTGTGGTGTTACCAAATGTGCCTGCCGACAAAACTAAAAACAATCCACAACCTCCAGGGTCAGCGGTGCTGGCTCCAGAGTATCTAGATCGTATTACGACCTATCCTGGCATGATTGCTAACATTGCTATGTTAGAAGAACGGGCTGATGGCATAGGCACAGTGAATACACTACCCGAGATTGATGGAGTCAACAGACGTATACCTTTGATTGTTGCTGTCAATGGACAATTATATCCCAGCTTGAGTATAGAAACTCTGCGTGTGTTAGCACAAGATACCACGTTCCAGGTCAAGCTAAATGAACTTGGTGTGGAAAAGATGCGTATTCCCAAGTTTGGTCCTGTAACCACAGACAACCTGGGCCGCATCTGGATAGACTGGAGCCAGCGCAACAAGACTGTGAGTGCTGTAGATTTGCCTGCGGACTTTGGCGGTGCTGTGGTCATAGTAGGAGTGACTGCTGCAGGCATAGGTAATCCAGTGCCAACTCCGGCAGGTGCTGTATGGCCTAGTGATGTACAGGCCAAGGTAGTAGCTACCATGATCAATGATGTGGTCATACAAAGACCTAGTTGGGCGGACGGAGCAGAATTGATTACACTGGCCTTGGCCAGTATCCTATTATTATTTTTAACAAGGTGGACCTATGTTGGACTTACGACCGTTGGTGTATTGGCTGTTGGTAGTGCCATCCTTCCTTACTATCTGTATCTTGATTTTTTATTCTTATTCGACGCTACTGTCGTTACCACTGGCATCATACTGGTCTCTTTGCACGCCTACGGTGTCAAGTTTGTCAGCGAGTTCCTACAAAAACAACAGATAAAGAGACAGTTTGGTAGCTATGTCAATCCTACCATTGTAGAAAGACTACAGCAACATCCTGAACTGATCCGCCTGGGTGGAGAAAAGCGTGAGTTGTCAGTGGTCATGACCGACATGCGTAACTTCACAGCCTTGGGCGAAAGCTATGGCGAAGCCGGAGTAGAAGATTTTACTCAAGTCATGAACAGTTACATGACAGCCCTGAGTGTGCCTATTCTTAAAAACGATGGTACCTTGATCAAGTTTATTGGTGATGCCAGTCTCCATATACACGGTGCTCCCATTGACGATCCTGATCATGCTTGTCGTGCTGTACAAACTGCCTTGGAAATGATCGAAGCAGTAAAAGTATTCAATCAAGACTTAGCTGTACTAGGCAAGCCACCAGTTGGCATGGGTGCTGGAGTTAATACCGGTGAAATAATCGTGGGCAACATCGGTGCCAAGACCAAGTTTGGTTATGATGTACTAGGTGATGCAGTCAGTATCGCAGCACGATTGGAAGGACAGACCAAAGGCTATGGCGTGTTGGTCATTATAGGTCCCAATACCAACGAACTGGTCAGGCACAAATACATCACGCTAAAACTGGATTATATCGCAGTCAAAGGCAAAAAAGAAGGCTTACACATTTACACACCACTGGGGCAGCGTGATCAATTGACCATATCAAATGCTGATGTACAGATGCATGCGGCCATGCAACAACTGTATCGCCAACAGAAATTTGATAATGCCGCAAGATTCTGCCGGGATCTAAAAGGACGATTTGGTGGAGTGATGGATCACTACTATGACATCTGGATTGAGCGTTGTGAGCAGATGAAACAGGTCAAATTGCCCGCCGACTGGGACGGCATGTATCATGCTACCAGCAAGTGATCAAAGCATACGACCAATCATTTGATGTCTTAACCAGCTGTTGATCAGCATGTCTTGATAAAACGGTCTCGTAATTTCTTCTATTGCCCACAGGTTATAATCAACGCAGGGCTTGAAGACCAACTGATACAAACAGGACAGTACAGGATTTGGCATGCTCACTTCTTGCCACTTGATGGCGGTTCGTTTACGGTGATGTTTATTTCTTGTTCAGCAACCACACGCTCGTGTTCAATGGTTTTACCACGCAAATGTAGCACTGTGTTTACTTTTTGATTCAATCTTATGAGATCGTTGTCCAGCATACGGACACGATCGATCAAGGCAATCAACACTATGTTGGCATCGTTGATAACCGGCTTTACTTCTCGAGTGGCCCAGAACCATACGTATTTTATAATATAACCAAGTCCAACTGCCATAACAATTGGAAAGCCATATTTGTTTACCAGTTCAACTACATCCATTATTTTATTCCTTTACAATTATCAAAATGGTATCTATTCATATTATGACCTTGCTTTCCTTTTAGGCCACAATGGGGACATTTTACAATTGGTCTATTTGCCCAAGTGACAGATATTTTAGCTTTTACTTCTTTAGTATTTAATGATTTTATTACTGCTGCTAAATGCTCTTCGGATTTTTTACGACCTTTAAGAGAAGAAGCATAAGTGTTGCCTATTAAATCTTTTCTAGCTTTACCCCGGTTAGCATCGCCAATCTTTTTTTTTGTTTCTTCTGATCTCGATCTTCCGGCTAATACAGATGCATTGGTATTTCCTATAGCCCAGGGCGCAGACCTTCCTTTGAGAGCTTTAGCAATATTTTGTTTATGTTTTTCAGTTTTAGGAGAACGTAGTATTTCGGTTATTATCTCTTCTCCTGATATAATTTTTGCCAATCCTAACCAAGCTCGTTTGTCTTGAACTCTACCGTATTGTTCATACAGGACGCGATGTGCTTCTGCATGTTCTTCTATACTAAGTTCCACTAAGTTAGAAGAATCATCTGTGCCACCTATGTGTTTTGGAATAATATGATGTTTATGTTTCATATTATTATTTATCATATATGTCTGGAAATGGCCTTATCAATCACGTCTGGCATCTGATTTACCGTCAGCCCTGGCGATGCGTTCAACATCTGGCCTGAGTCCCAATGCGTTTGACACGATGGTATCTATACGCACCACATCGTGGTTCATGGTCTTGACTCGGTTATCCAGTGCTGTAATAATACCAGCCATACCTTTTATACTACTGAGTACACCGGCCAATAACAATTTGATTGTTAGATACACAAAGTATCCACCGGCTAGTGCGGTTGCTATTGGAAATCCTAAATCTCCAATGATTTTAAATACATCGCTCATTGTAGCTCCTTGACAGCTTGTAGGCTGTTCTTTTTATACAAGTATTTATTTGGGTGTTATTCAGAGTTAAGTTTGCGGTTTATCATAGACCTGATATTGTTAATATCTGTAAACGTAGCCCCTGACAATTCTGATGCATTAGCAATATGTTCAAAAATATCTGGATCTCTTAAGTCTTGTTCCCAACGATCAATCCAGCCTTGGTAATTTTTTGTATATTCAATATCTACTAGTGCGGTTGTCAAGTTGGCAGTTAATTCACCTGTTACTAAATTAAAAAATTCTTGGCTAAAAAAATGCTGTCGATTGTAGTCGGCTATGACTTGAACTTCTTCTAGTTTTCTTTCTCGAACAGGTGGTTCCCAGTTATTAATCTGTGCCATGAGATTGATTATGGCATACAGGCGTTGTTCTGGATCTTTTTCAGCATCATAACTTTCGTCCCAGATACTGCCAAAAGTTTTAAATCCATAACTGCGTAAGTATTTTAAACTGCCTGCTGTGGCCGCAAGTATGAACGGCTGTGCCATGGCAATTGGTCTTAGACTTTTTTCAGTGAGCTGTATACGATCATCGTCAAACAAGGTTTCTAACACCACTTCGATGTCCGTGCCATTGTAGTCGTTGATATCAAAGTCAGCACTGCAATGGCTTGGAGCTTCATTTGTAGGGAAATAATCTTCTGGTACTGTTTGAGGGAGCCATGCAGGATTTTTAAACTTGTGTTGATTGTAGTGTATTCTTAACTCGGGCTCAATGGGATTAAACGAAGTCTGACAATAATCCTGCAGATTGTGCTGTACCAATAATTCAGCCAAGCGCAATCGGTATTCTCTAGTGCCAGACCATGCCCGATTGTACACAAGAAACGTTTTTTTATATTGTTTTTTTAATTTAACATGCCTAGCATATCTAAACCAATCCAGTGCTATTACAGCATGGGTCCACCAGTATACCGGTATAAATTGATCTTGTTGATATTGTTCTACGTTGCTACTTTGTTTTTCGCTGTGTAATAGTAAAACTTTTTCATAAATGGTTGGAGCAAATAAAAAATTTGGTTCAGGTCTCTTCCATGGATGCAAAATTTTTCTTCTTACTGTGTTATAGTAATCATAATCTAACGGCTCTTGATCGTTGCAATACAAGGAAGGACTAGTTTGCTTAATAAGCCAATCATCATGGTGCAACGGTGTCATATCTTCGACATTTTTTGAACCATAGGGATAAAAGCGATAAATTATTACACGGTCCTGCAAAATGTCTTGGGCTACAGATTCAACAAATTGATACAAGCGGTCTAAAGGAATACTCATTGAATCTATTTACACAATATTGCCACCAAGGTAAAAAATGATCACACACTATAAAATTCCAGTTTTCTGGGATCTTGAATATCAAGATCTTGACTATGTCAACGAATCATTCAACGATGTTGTGTTGCTTACCAAATGGACAGCACTTGGATATCCCAATCGATTCACCGGAGACATGTGCGATATGCGTCATCGGCAACCGGTGTGGAACACACAATTCGTTGAATATTTTACAGCCCGGGGTTGGAAAGATATTGGCACCAGTTACTATCGCATGAACACTGGCACAGTATTGCCCACACATGGTGACTTGTATAAGAGATATGTTGAAATATTTGATCTACACGGACAAGAAAATCGCATACACCGTGCTATTGTGTTTTTACAAGACTGGCAACCTGGACACTATGCCGAATATGAAGGTAAGCCATTTGTCGACTGGTCGGCTGGTGATGTAGTAGAATGGTGTTATGACACTGAACACATGGCAGCCAATCTAGGACTGGATCCTAGATACACATTACAGATAACAGGATGGCAATGATTGATTCAAAAGATGAATGGAGTCCACTAGAAGAGATTGTAATAGGGTCGGCTACCAATGCCAATTGGCCCACAAACGATCCGGTGTTTGCTACAGAGTACAGTCGTACGGCCTGGACAGAAACACCAGTACCATCAGGGCCGGTACCCGAGTGGATTGTGGATGAGGCCAACCGTGAACTAGATATTCTAGCTGAAACTATTGTGCGGTATGGTGCTACGGTGCGTAGACCTGAACCCATGAACTTTGTTGAGTTGGGTGGTATGTACAATTATTGCCCTAGAGATCGATTGCTGATTGCTGGATCTACAGTGGTGGACTGTAACATGATGTATCCGTGTCGCAATCAAGAAATTGAAGCGTTACAAAAAGTCATTGGAGATGCTCGAGTCGTTACCATGCCCAGAGATTCAGACATGATCTTGGATGCAGCCAATGTGTGCAGGCTTGGAGACACTTGGTTGTTTTTGGAGAGCCATAGTGGTAATCGTGCGGCATATGAATGGTTGTGCGAACAATTTCCAAAAATCAAGATAGAGTTGTGTAATTTTTATTCAGGTGTACATATTGATAGCACTATTGTACCATTGCGTGAAGGCTTGGTTGTGTTGAACGGAACTAGAGTAACTGAAGAAACTTGTCCGCAAGCGTTCCGAGATTGGGAAAAAATATATATCAATGATGTAGTGGCACAAGACTTTTATCAATATCCTTATGCATCAAAATGGATAGGTTTAAATATGCTGGCGCTGGATCCTGAAACAGTGATAGCAGATGCGGCACAAAAACATCTACATCAAGTGCTTGCCCAGCATGGCATAGATGTGATACCCTTGACTCTCAGTCACAGTCGCACCCTGGGCGGTGGATTTCACTGCACCACACTAGATCTCAGGAGATCAAGTTGAATATCTGCTGGGTATTGGCCGATTTGGCTGTGTTGGATCCCACCCAGGATCTGGAACAGCTCAAACAGATTGGTCCTTTTTGGGGTAGCTGGAAGACCTGGCGTGCCTACAGCACTGACAATGTGATCTGTCATGATCAGATCAAGGCCAATGAACTGCTTACACGAGCATTCCAAGTCACCTGTAATTTTTACATACCCAATCAGGTCTATGAGGCACTGGACCAACCCAAAGGAGTACATGTATACCAAGGAGATTTTGCACATGATGTGGAGCATCGAGAACAAATTGTGGCCATGCACCTGGCAGCCAGCCGCAGTGACATAGTGTTGTTACTGGGATTTGATCTGGCTAGACCAGACAGTCACATGCCAATAGAACGCACACACTATCATGGATTGGTTTCACAGGTGATCAAGGACAATGCTCAAACACAGTGGGTCTTGATTGATCATGGCAACCAACTGGATCCTGATCTGGCCAAATTGCCTAATCTCACTCAAGACACTGTGTCGGGCGTAATTGGATTACTGAACAGTTGACACACAAATAGTCTTTGTGTACAATATACACTATGACTACACTAAAGCGAATTGGTTTCTGTTGCAAATGGCTTAATGATCCGTCCGAATGTGGCGGCATGAAAGTCAATGCAGCGGATCGGGACCTTAACGGGCGGTCAACTACCATGCGTTGGTTGCGTGAGCATCCAGCCGAAGCTGAGCAACGGCAGTGGGACATCATGAATCACAATACCACAGCCGCAGTCAAGTTGATCGAGCGTGTGGCCACTTTGCCCCCAGAACGCAGAATGGTTCGACTAGGCAGTGAAATGCTACAGGGCTATACCGAGAAGGACTGGAAAGCCTGGTGGCAACGACAAGAAATACAAGACCATCTTGAGCGTATATTTGCGCCCATAGGTGAAACAGCCAGGCGACTGGATGTGCGACTCAGTTTCCACCCTGGCCAGTTCTGTGTGCTGGCCAGCGAAGCTGACGAGATAGTAGAACGAAGCATAGAGGAATTTGAATATCATGCTGATATGGCACGATTCATGGGCTACGGTAAATCCTTCCAGGATTTCAAAATCAATGTACACATATCGGGTAAACGCGGTCCCGCCGGTATCAAAACTGCCCTCCGACGGTTATCTCCCGAAGCACGAAACTGTATCACAATCGAAAACGACGAAATGTCCTGGGGCGTCGACGCCAGCCTTGAGCTGGCCCGAGACTGTGCCTTGGTTCTGGACCTACATCATCATTGGATTAGAACCGGAGAATATATCAAACCCACCGACGATAGAGTTCTGGGCATAATCGAATCGTGGCGTGGTGTGCGCCCTGCGTTACATTACAGCGTCAGTCGAGAAGATGTGTTAGTTGGCCATTGTGCCAAAACGCCACCTGATCATGTGACACTGTTGGAAACAGGACACAAGAAACAAAAGCTACGAGCACACAGTGATTTTTATTGGAACGAGTCAGTGACTGACTGGGCATTGACATTCTGGGATCAGTTTGACATACAATGCGAAAGCAAAGGCAAGAATTTGGCCAGCGAACAAGTATACAACCGTGCATTGGAACAAAATAATGTCTAAACTATTATATCCCCATCTTACTGTACTAGTAGATACTGAACCTTGTTTTACCAATTTGATGAATCGATATAGCCGGGCTACAGATAGTAAAACAGTATCTGCACTTCGTAAGGAGATAAATGCACGGAGTGAATATCTTGATAAATGGTTAGTCAAACACGGATATCAGTGCGGACAAGATTACCAGAGAACTAGTGCTGGTTATAGATTTGCTACAGAACAGTTGGCAACCTTTTTTAGATTGGCATGGTATCAGTAAGGAGCGATGAATAAGCGAGAATGTTGGCCACCGCCTGAAGACTGGTGTCAAGTTGTAGTACCGTGGACAACTATGTTAGACAACAGCGATTGCGACCCAAACAAGATCGTTGCCTGGGTTGAAGCCTATCCTGGTGGCAAATATCATTTACATGGATACAAGTCAACAGAAGGATTTGCTTTTAGATTTAGCAACCCTGACGATGCGTTAATTTTTAAATTGAAATGGGCACGATGACTATTACTATATTTGTTGGAGATAACGACGCTGGACTTGCAACCACAGCTCAAAAAACAGATCCTGCTGCGTTTTTAATTGACCATAAAAATTATAAATTTTTTCTATCAACTGAGTATTCAAACGATATCACTGTTTACACTTCATTTTCAGATCTTCCAAAAATAACAGCCACGGATGCAGTATTTTTTGAAGTTTTAAAAAAAGCCGACGTTATTTTTTATTGCCCTCCTACAAAATGGAGCGATCATTCTGATAATTTTAATTGGATCAGTAATCGATCGATAACCGAATATTTTTTATATCACGTAAAATTAATAAAAAATAATGTTCGCGGGCTTGATCTAAATTCCTATTTAAACTCTGGCTATCTTGCTTTGACAGGTACTCGTCAAACAACAACAAAACAGTTATGGGTAGCTGGGTGTAGTATATCACATGGGGTAGGAGTATCTGCTGATAAAAAATTTGGAGCATTGATTTCAAAAAAACTTAATCTTCAAGTGAGCTATCTTACAAGACCTGGAAGTAGTATAGAATGGGCAAAAGATCAAATTTTAAGATCTGATCTAAGAAAAAATGATGTAGTAATATGGGGGCTTACACAAGAAACTAGAGCACCTAAAGCAATTAACACACATGTTTTACCTGAATCAGATCCTATCATACGATTAGACGAAACTAGCTTGTATAGGGCCGTAACCGGTGTACATCAAGTTGCTAATTTTTGTAAAAAAATATCAGTTCAATTAATACTGGTACCAATTATTTGTTCAGAACAGTTACAATTACTGATACATAATCTAGATGAATATTATCAGTTACCATACCAAACACAGCCTCTGGACAAAGGAACTGATAATATTCATCCAGGTCCAAACCAGCATCAAGTTTGGGCCAATACTATATGTAATCACGTATTAAAGAGTTAAAATGAATACTATTGTTTTCCGAGCACAAGAAGTCTGGGAGTTTATCAAACGAGACTATCAGGAATACCCTGCACGATTTTATGCAGAAGTGTTCAGCTGGGCTTGTAGTGTGACATCGGCTGTGATCTTTGCGGCAACTGTGCCCACCGTTCCAGTAATACCTTTGTACACCATATTCATCAGTGGATGTTGTGCGGCGGCCTGGACCTGTTGGACCCGCGGTAGTTTTGGATTGTTGGCCAACTATGTGTTTCTAATCGTGATCGATTGTGTTGGCCTAATCCGTATGCTGTATCACTGAGTGTGTGGTACTCGTGGTTTGCGTGGTTTGCGTGGTGCTGTTTTGGCCACAACTGCTGGTTTCTTTGCAGCAGGTGTACGTTTAGGTTTTGGTTCAGCTGGTGCAACAGCAGTTTCTACAGGTTTTTCTGGTTCTTGTACTGCTGGCATAGCAGGCGGAAACGGCCACGGCGTGGTAGCTGGATCCTGAACTTCAGCTTCGGATTTCTTTGTTGAAAATAATTTTCTTAATAGTGATAGCATTGACATTCTCCTAGTAGTGTATTTAAGCCTTGCTTACCAAACTGTATATTTTTAATAATCTCTCAGTGTTTCTACTGAGAGATTTTAACCACGTCATAAATACTTTTATCAGTATAAACACTGAGAAGGAAACCGTTATATGATATCAAAATTGTTAGAAAAGTTATTCCCAACTACGTCACCACTTGATCATTACTTACAAAGTAAACAAGTACAAACTTGTGCCGATATAGAATATTGGACACGAGAATATGAAAGAAACCCACAAGGAAATGTGTTATGAAACAAATTAAAAAAATAGTAGTCTCCGTGCTAGAAGCCTGGATCGAAGGCCGTAGTCAGTACATCAGCTCAAAAACCCGGTAAAACAGATAAGTAGATAATGACAGCCATTATCTACACCTTGGTGGTGACACACATCACCATAATCTCAGTTACACTCTTTTTGCATCGCGGACAAGCACATCGTGGTATTGTGTTCCATCCTGCGTTGGAACATTTTATGCGAGCCTGGCTGTTTTTGACAACAGGAATGATCACCAAACAGTGGGTGGCCATACATCGTCGCCATCATAGATCCAGCGATGTTGCTGGAGATCCACACAGTCCACATGTGTTTGGTATCTGGAAAGTGTTTTTTACAGGTGCTTGGTTGTATCATGTGGCCAGTCGAGACACACGCATGGTAGCACAGTACGGAGCAGGCACTCCAGATGACTGGCTTGAACGGAATGTTTATTCCAAACATAGCCGATTGGGTGTTACTGCCATGGGCTTGACAAATCTTGCTTTGTTTGGGCCCGTAGGGTTATTGATCTTGTTGGTACAACTGATCTGGATTCCATTATGGGCCGCTGGTGTGATCAACGGACTAGCACATTGGGTAGGCTATAGAAATGGCGAAACACGCGATCACAGCCGCAACCTTGTGCCTATTGGAATCATAGTAGGCGGCGAAGAACTACACAACAATCATCACCTTGATCCAGCCAGTCCAAGGCTCAGCCTCAAATGGTGGGAATTTGATATTGGATGGATGTATCTTAAAATATTTGAATTCTTTAAACTTGCAACAATAGTAAAACGGTAGTGGCTTTTCTAAGGTAAATAAAATGAACATTACGGAGATGCTATGAGCGCAGATTTTTTTAGAAACTACATTGATATTATCAAGGAAGCAGAACAACCACGAGTTCAACTGGATGAAGGTATGCTTCAAGACCTTAAATCTAAAATATCTGCACTTATGACACAATTTAAAACCATTCCTGGTATTGGTCAAGCATATCAAAAAGCAAAATCATTTGCGCCAGAACTAAAGCAAATCTTTATGTCTGCTAAATCAGGTAAAGAATTAATGGACAGTATCAAGCGATTAGCAACGGCAAAATCTGGAATACAACCGGTTGCAGAAGATATCCAGGCGCAACGGGGAGCAGTCGGTGCAGCAACAAGTCTGGCTGGTATCAGCATAACACTCTGGGAGATGGCAACAGGGTTTTTTGATATCGTACTAAATCTTGCTTTGAACGATACAGGCGCAAATCAAGCGGTAGCACTCTGGTTCCTGGTCGGGCCATTGGTTATTGTTATCATGGGTGCTTTCCTGATTTGGGCTAGTGGTGAGAAGAGATAAGAATGATTTGGCAAAACTGACCAAGAATTTACCTTGCACTGCAATATAATTCCATGTATAATTGCTAAATAAGATAGAGAAAGATGTTGGTGCCGACGGTCGGGCCAATCACAAAAACTCGCTTAATCCAAGGAGAAATTATGTTTAACGTAGATAAATTAGTAGATTCAATTCAAACAACCCAAAAACAATTTGTTGAGACCTTTGTCAAAGACGAAGAAATCCGTGACGCTATCAACCAATTCGTTGACAGCCAAGCTGAATGCACCCGTACCGTGTTAACCACTGTGACTGAATTTGGTCAAAGTGTTGCAGAGCAAACAACCAAAACGGTTAAAAAAGCCACCGAATACGATTGGTCCAAACTAGCAGAATTAACCAAAAACAAGTAAACAAATCGGTTGACCATTTAGTCCAGTTAGTGCATAATATGTGTATTAGCTGGATTTTTTCATTACTAAACAAAGGACAAACATGAAAAAGAAGATAGTGGTAACCGCGATTGCCTTGGCCCTGTTACAGATGACAGGTTGTAGTTCAACCAAGATTGACTCGGGTATTATGCCAGGATCATCGGCTACCACAGCAATCAGTGAGCAGAGAGTAGCCACAAACGAATTCAAACGCCAAGGTATCAAGATATATTATACTTTGACTGGCGGACTAGAAGCAATTGAGGCAACAGGATATGCACCAGTCTGGGGCAACAGTGAAAATGCCTTGAGAGAGTCATTCCGTGTGGCCGAACTTGAAGCCAAGAAGTCCTTGAATGATTTCATCAACAAAGAAACAATCACCAGCACTACATCAGTAAAAATGATCAGTCGGAACCTGGAACAGGCTCGTGATCAGAAGACCAATAATTTTAAGTCTAACAGAGCAGGTAATCCAGACGATCTAGTAGCAGTGGACGAAACAGTGGATCGAGAAAAGAATGTGCAGGCCACACGTGATGAAAACACAGCCGTGCGAAACGATGCCTTGAAGATTTCCAGCATAGTGAACACCACAATCACCAATACCAACCAAGGTATCTTGGGTGGGCTATACATGGTGGATGGCCAGGCTGTTAATAGCGGCAAGAATGTGCGGGTGATCATGCGTTGGGATCGCAAGCATGAAGATATCAGATTGCAGGTTCGTGGCTTGATGATGCGCTAATCATGCGTACTCTAATTGCGATAGCAGTTGCGGCTGGTATTTTAACTACAGCACAGGCCCAGATAACTCCACAGATGTTTGCACCTACTCCGTTTGGAGTAGCCATGACAGTGGGGCAATGGTTATTGTCCAACAACAAACGAGTGTATTATATTGAAGTTCGGGGCCAGGGTTCCACCGCCGAAGAAGCTAGAATGAATGGTTTTAGATTGGCTGTGGAACAGGCCTTGGGCAGTGTGATTGCCAGCGAAACAGAGCAAAGCAATAGCCGAATCCGTCGAGATGAAGTGATCAGCTATGCAGCAGGTTTTGTTGAACGTTTTGAAATAGTCACAACCACAAGCACAGGATCCGGTTATGAAATTACCATGCGAGTATGGATACAGCGGACCAATTTGGCCGAACGCTTGTTGGTAACCAGTAAAGCCGATGGACAGATTGACGGTGCCCGTGCTAGTATCGCTGTAGATACTGCCCAATACTCAAGATCACAAGGTGATAGATTGTTGACCACTGTGTTGAGTGATTTTCCAGAACGCAGTTTTGATGTAAAGCTAGAACCCACCCGAGTTGAAATAGATTCTAGTCGTAATACACAATTAGTGGTGCCATACATTATTGTCTGGAATAAAAAATATATTAAAAGTTTAATGGAGTCCTGGAGTAAAGTTGAAACCTGCGGATGGAACGGATGTGTTATGGATAAGCCTACACTAGATTTGATCCGTAATGAAATGATTCACAGTCGTCCACACATACTGATAACCATTAATTCTCTTGCTGGAACAGTCCAACATCGTGATTGTTATCCAATGGAGCAAAATAGAAATGCTATTGGTGACGCTAGTGAGCGATGGAAACACCACTATACTGTGCCAGTTTCTAAACAGAATTTGGTCGACATGAGTCAAGTTGAAGTCCGGGTAGTTCGAGCGTCAAAATGTCCGAACTATGTGTCAACGCATGGTAAGTACTAGTAACATACCAAATATTATAGTATAATATATGTAGTTAATCGTTTCCGGAGATCCAATGCCTGCTGTACCTGATACCGATATTGCCAAAGAACCCAATCAGTTGCTACAAGATGCTGGCATGATGGTATTCATGGACACTGTTGACAATGAAAGTATCAAGCCCATTGTTGAATGGATCCTGGTAGAAAATCACGTTACTAAAAAGAAGAAAAAAGAACTACTGTTGATGATTTGCAGTCCAGGTGGCGAGATGGAATCGGCCTTTGCTCTAATTGACGTAATACGTAGCAGTAGCATACCGATCAAGACTGTGGGCCTGGGTCAAATAGCCAGTTGTGGACTAATGATATTTTTAGCTGGCGCACCCGGTCGCAGAATATTAACTCCCAACACATCAATCTTGAGCCATCAGTACACCTGGGGCAGTGATGGCAAACATCACGAACTGTTTGCCATCACCAAAGAGTATGGCATGGCCCAACAGCGCATGCTGGAACTGTATCGAGAGACTACTGGACTTTCAGATACGGATATCAGGGAAAAATTACTGCCAGCCAGCGATGTTTGGCTCAGTGCCCAAGAAGCCTTGGCTCTGGGCTGTTGTGATTATATCAGTGATTTAAAACGATGATTTCACACAAATCAAACTTACTGACATAAATAGAGTATCAAAAGGAAAATTAACATGAGCACAGAATTTTTTAGAAAATTTATTGACATTATCAACGAGGCCGAAGAATCAACAAATCAGCAGATAGCAAAAATTTTTGCTCGTTATGCTAATGCTCTCTCTAAGTTAGCTGGACAAGACGGTTATAACGAAGATGATATTATAGA